CCTCCTTACCTTCTACGGTATACGTCACCCCGTCGATCTCAATATCGAACCCCCCTTTTGTTACTTTTTTCTTCTTGGCTCTCATCGGTTTACTCCTTCATTGTAAAGACGCAAATAGTCTTCTGGTGTTTTGTTTATTCCTGGGGGCTGGAAGCTTGTCCCATCTCTTAAAGAAGCTAGATACTTCCTGGTACCTTGGCGACCTAAAAAGTGTGCTAGCGCAGCTATCTCGTCTGGACGGAAGTCCCACTTATCTCCTAGCTGTCCTTTATATTCTTCTTCTAAGTCTGTGGCCGTCCTATCTAACCCAGGACCGCCTATCCCCTCGTTAATCCTCCTGTCCATAAGTAGCTCTTGCAGATCAGGGTTCCTCAATAAGCTATCCCTAGATACCCCCTGCATCTCTTCTTGGTCTTTAATCAGGTTGTATAGCATCTGGTACCTGCCTGTGGCTGAGCTGGTGGGGTTTACAGCTTCATAGTTATCTCTGCTCTCTACGTACCCTAGACCCTTCTTTAGCTTCTTAGGGTCCGTTGGAGGAAGATCCCCTACTACACCCCCAGCAGCAAACTTCTTTATAGCCCTGAACGAACCCCCCATCCCATAGAGAGGATGTGCGGGTGCGTTAACTCGTGCTTTCTTCTTTGCTCTAAGCATATAGGCTGTACTTAATTACAAAGGTAATAAAACAGATCTTAGCCGACTGGATGCAAAGAAGTAACACGCAGGGCCTCTATATACTCGATATGCTGTTCTCTCTCGCCCTGCTTACTATGCTACTTCCTATAAGTGTAGTCCTCGGCCCCTCACAACCAATAAGCTTTTTTGTTCTCTACGTTTACGTAAGAAAAATGCTTATGTGCTTTTGTGTTCTTTAGTTGCGCTCCCGATTTGCTTGGGCAAGGTACAACAGAAAATCTACAAAGTCAAGTGGCTGTGGAAAAAAAATTGTAACCCGCAAAGACTTAATAGACAGCCTTCTAAACGATGTTTTGCTGGTTTTTGAAAAATCAAGCCCGCTAGAAACCTTAAAAAAACGTCAGCAATACAGAGATCGGGGATAATATAGATGTATACACGCCTCACGCACGCAACCGAAACGCATCCGTGAACCCCCGTGGGTGCAATACGCGCACGATTCGCGCATAGATTTCAGCTTTATTCAATCCGCCTTAACCCTTTGAGTATTAGTGATTTAGCCACCGTTGATTCTATCGACAGTGTAAACGCTGAGAGGTAACTAGCTGAGACTGAGGTAAGGACAGTCCCTTGGCTCTCCTACTACGTCAAGCCCACACCTCACGTACGGGTACGCATACACCTAGCGCACACATACTCGTGCATCCCCGCACATACGCACACATGCTCGCGCTCGCTCGCTTGTGCACACACGCATCTGGGCGGGCATACGCACACACCCGCACATGTACCCGCGCCTGTGCTGGCATGCGATCACGTACACGCGCACATGTACACACATACACGCACATGCGTAAAGACTTTCCTTATTTAGAATGAATATAAACAAGGGTTGTATCTCGTTGGTTGTTAGCCAGTTACAAATGGGATTCAATTTTGTTGTCGAAATATGGAGAAGTTTTTTGTACCTTTACCAAAGTTGGCAACGCAGCTGACTATCTAAATCTCTAGTGATGAGCACATACACTCCCACACACTGCCCAGAGACGGGCCGCAAGTACACGAAGGCAGAGCGCCGAATCGCCAACAAGGCGAAGTATGCAGCAGAGCAGGCCGCGAAGCCGAAGGCTTCTAAGCCCAAGCGTAAGCCGAAGGCTTCGAAAGCGAAGCTTAAAGCCAAGACCATTCGGAAGCCCAAGCGGGGCTCGAATGCAGGCTTGGAGCAGGCACAAGCACGGGGCGGTGTAGGCATCGGCACCCCTGCGAAGACGAAAGTTGTTCACGCCATCACCGAAGGTGATGCTCAACCGTTCGAGCCGCGTAAGGCTGTCGTCGTCACTCCCTCACCTGCCAAGCGAGCGGCTGTGAAGGAAGTGTTTACACTTCTCGACGGTGAAACCCCTCAGGAAGCTATCCGCCGCCAGCGTATACTCGCTGAGCAGGAGCGGTGCGCACTTGAAGCGGAGGCGCTGATGAGCGGAGCCCCTGAAGTATTCTAAACAACCCCTTTAGGGGTTACAAATCAGATTTGGTTTTTCGGAACCAATGCCGTACCTTTACCAAGCCGATGGCAATTCAGCTATCGCATTCTAAATCTCTCTGTCATGCAATCATGCAAGCAAGCGGCTGTAAATAGCCTGTACTACGACGTACAACTCGACATTCAAACCATAGGTTTCGATGCTGTCCGTGCCACCCACGAATGGGACACACTCACCAACGACGAGCAGATGACGCTCGAAGACCTAGTGAACACTCTGTAAGAGTGTGACTGTGACACCTATGCAGGAACACCCTGCTTAATGGGGCTTTAGAAAAGACCGCCCCAAGGTGTCCTTTACAAGCGGTTGCCTGATGGGGGCTACCATAGCAGGGTTCGACTCCCTGAACCGCTCTAATATCAAAAACGATGTGTCGTGAGCAAGCTACTCATGAGGGGCATAGCCCGCAAGCCGTATAGTGTAACTGGATAGCACACCCGCGTTAAGGATGTAGTACACATCTACGATGGAGGAGCAGGTTCGAATCCTGTCTATGGCTCTAATTTTCAAAATCTCAAAACGATGTTAAACCCTTTTCTCGACTGCACAATAGAAGAAATCATAGATGCCTATGAGTACTTCCATGACATCCGCGACTACAAAGGATGCCAACTAGTTGGTACTGCCTTTGCTGCATGCACAATCTTAAACCCCCAAGCCCTAAGCTAAATGACACACGAACAGAAAGAAGCCCACATAAAGCGAGTTACACGGAGCATCATGATGGGTGCTAGTAGGTACTCCCGCGATGGGCTAACCATTGAAAACCTACCTGCTCCACAGAGGGCAGGGACGATGACACAAGGCGAGACATACGCTAAGATGACGGCGCGTAAACTAGTCGAAAACATTCAAAATAAGTAAAATGAAAACGAAATTCACCAACACACGAGTAATCCGCGTAGGATCGCAGGTGTTACACAGAGGAGGCTTCGGTCGGGACTCTCAGAGCGTAGCAGGCGTAATTGCCATCGAGCAGACGAAGCACTACCGCGAGAAGTACGGGGCGGAGGTAGATGAGGTGAGCATGGGTGACAACTACGTACTCACACTAGACAACGGACACTGGTGCTACTCAGACCAAGTGGATGGAGTGGTAATCCCTTCAGAATCAGCAGCTTAGAAAATAAATTTGGAAATAGGAAAACTATGCCTTATCTTTGTATCGGCAATGTTGCCAACTCAAAATCTCTCTCTCATGAAATATGCTAACGGTTACCTACCTAAGATTGCCTACCACATGGTAGTCACTCAAGACCAATCCAAGATCGACTACTTCGCCAAGCGTCAACAGCAGACGTATGGTGATCCCACCCCCGAAGATGATGACTTCTTGAGAAGTGAAATCACCCGACTAGTAGCCGAGCAGTTACCAACTGCACGAATGTACCACGTACAAACATGAGCGAAATGAAACAATATATCTTCACCTTCGAAGGGGGCGGATGGAATAGCGTATACGCTACCTCTAAAGAGGAGGCAGTTCAAGCGGCACTCGAAGAGTACAAGCACAGCGCAACACTCAACCCGATACCGAGCAGCTTCTTCCTCCGTGAGAGTAACGAAGAAACCTATCAGTCTCTACTGAGTCTGTTCTACTAACACACATAGCGATGACACGTCCCCTGTGAGGATAGGGTGAGGATGTGTCAACCCAACAGCTGTTCCTTCCACCCGTTACCACGGGATTATGGCAATGAACATGAGGGTTGATGGTGGTTCGATTCCACCCATCGCTACAATTGGACGGTGTTACAAATCACCAGGAAGACCATTACCTGTGTTGTAAGCTATGGGTGACGAGGCTTGCACCGATGGGAGAGAAACCCAAACATCGTCTTTTTTTATTAATTCAAAATCTCTAACACATGAAAGTATACGCAGTCCAAGCACTCAGTTGGTTACTCGACGAGTGCGAAACAGAAATCTACGCTAACAAAAGCGATGCAATGGAAGCATTCAATGACTTGTTAGCCTCGTACCATGACGGGATCGCCAAGGTGCATAGCCAGAGCGAGACACACGTCTACTTCGAAGGCAAGTACGATGAGCAAATCAAGATATTAATTGAAGAAATCGAAGTGATTTCACGAGTAAAAATGAAGTAAAATGATGACAGATAAACAAGCCCTAGCCTTCATGCAGAAGGTAGATGCAAACGCCCCATTTTGGGTGGAGTTGCACGACGAAGACCGACCGACGATGAATATCAACGGCAATGACGTACCGCGATGCCTATACAATCTCATGCTCACCAAGCGTGACATCAGGCTGTATGCAGACCACAACATGAAACCTAACCGACACTGGAAGATAGGCGACGTAAAGAAGTACTTTGGACTCAAGGGTGGCAAGGGTAAAATCAAGGATGCCATCTTCGTAATCCACGACGAGTTTATTGGACGAATAGAAAACCAAGACGATGATACAATTGAAAATGACTGAACAAACCTTTACTGCCGTAGCTGATTGGGCAGAGCGCATCCAAACGATGGCGCAAGAGAACAGCCTTATTAATGCTCAGGATATCGTACACGATGTGTTCGGTATGCTACGAGACGACGAACACTTTATACCACGACTATGAATCCAGACGAACACGAAGACCCAACACCAACCTACACAGGGGAGGTATACATCACTGTCTGTGTACAGATAGAAGGCATGGAAGCTGACTCCGAAGCCGAGGTTTCTTCGCAAGCCCTGTCAACCCTAAAGGAATGCCTTAATAATCATCACTCTGTTTTCGCTAACTACGAAGCAGAGGTAGAGATAGAGGATTGGGATTTGTATCAATCCAATGCGCCTAAAGGCTTCCTAGAGTTAGCAGACGATGCTTATGACCGAGCCAAAGACAATTAAACAATACAACAATGATTAATTACGAGCGACTATACAACGAACTGGTCACTGTGTACGAGAAGACACACGAGGACGATCCCATAAACTACACGCTTATGGACTTGATGGACATCGCCAAAGAGCGATACCATAAATACTTATTTGAAACAGCAGAAAAACTAACGAAAAATGATTAACGACGAAAGCCAACTCACATACACGATAGAGAATTTAATCTCTATCTCACGGATAGAATACGAAGCGACTGATGCCTGCTTCAGCGCATTTAGCGACGAATGGGACAAGGCGATGGACACGCTGACACCCGAAGAGCAGGTCATAGCCATCGGGCTAAAGGACAGCATACGAAGAGACGTGTTCGATGGACTAAACATCTGATTCAGAGTCAGTTAAAAAACAGAAGAAACAACAACACTATGACAAACTTTGAAAAATATATCGGGCATGAATTGCCTCAGGAGTGGATCAATTACATTGACGCACACACAACAGAAGAACTTATGCATCAAGCGGAGAGGCTTAAGTTTGACTCATGGTGTCCCGTTGCCTTGGAAGGTGACTCACCTGAACTGCGAAAGCACTTGAAAGAAGCAAGCGAACTGTTCTTCAAGTACGTTGAGTTTCAGTCAGTTACAGATTAAATTTGGAAAATCGAAAACTATCCCTTATCTTTGTCGAGGTCTATTAGTGAAATAGAATCATATCTCCCTGTCACGGAGAAGTCGAAGGAGCGTAACCTTCATAGACCGCAAACTAAATCTCAATTACAATGAAATTATATGCATCCATACATGGAGTATGTGGACTAGCCGAGAACTACTCCGATACCACAGCAGCCTTCTTTAAGACACTTGACGAAGCGCTCGAACACAAGGCAAGGCTACTCAAGTGGATTACGAAAAGCCCTTTCGAAGAAGTAATCAGTCAGGCGGACGGCTTGGAAGATATCATCGTTATCAATGACGACGAGAGTGAACACGAGATACTCAAGGTTGTAGAAATAAATCCTATGTACGACTCGACTAGCGGGATATACTTCCGTGAATGGTTTGTTTGGGACCAGATGGATAGCGAACCGCACTGTGATGGTTACTTACCATCGGACATGGGGTGTATAAGGACAGCCCTTGAAGCCATTGAATTTCAAGCCCCGCTCCCAGGACGAGGCCGAGCGCGGACGTTTGATCTTGATGTATTCAAAGATTTTTTCAATGACCTATGGTACAACAGCCAATCGATGCTCGACTGTGACGACTTGTGCCTCCACTTCTTCCGAATCCCCAAATTAGAAACACTAAAAAACAATAAATAAAACACAATGGCTAACTACGCAGTATACCGAGTCTACAAAGACTGGAACAAACGCTCTAGAACCCTTATGGATGGGCTCACACGAGAACAAGCACAAGAGATTGTGCGGAACACACCGAGCAACGAGAACAGCATGGTGGTGTTCGATAAGATGAAATAAACACATAAACAAAATCTCATGTACAAAGTTAGATTCCACCTCGGACGAGGTGAACACTTCATGCACTGGCAGTTAAAAGACTTGGAGTCAGGCAAAGTCTCCTACATCCACCCACAAGACAATCAGCTAGCTTTGCTAGGTTGTAAGCTAAGTGTACAGCCAACAGCGGCACAGAAGATTCATGACGGCGCAAACAAGACTGTTTGTGCATGGATAGAGTGCAAAGCTGTCCAGGTCTTGGCGGTCAATAGAATCAAGCCTAACGAAGGTGACTACCGCATCAAGTTTAACCCACGACTCAACCCCGACTGGACTGACGAAACCGACAGCATTGTAAGCGGTCACGAATACGAAATACTTTTTACAAACGACAGAACTCTATGGGTTGTAGGTTGGGAACATGAGTGTGACTTAAACTAACGGCAATGAAATACAAACCTAAAATTCAATCAACAGTACACGTCAACCCACCTAAAAACTTTAACGAGTGGGCGGCGAACCTACACAAACAAATCAATCAGCAGTACAACGCTAAAATTAAATCAAAATGAAAAAACTACAAAGTTGGACTAAGCTAATGGAAACCGACCTTTTAGCTCTTGCGGAAGAGTACAACATAACTATCCTTGATCACGAGGGGCATACGTTTATACCTTTGAGGAAGAAGTTCATGAGTCGGACAGCAAACATGGTACGGAGGTTCAATCGACTACATGGAACCTCCGTGTCTGCAAACGCCGTCGCTGCTAAGTACAAGAGAGTGCGAAACCCTGAGTGGGCTAAGATGAAGAATAACATTCAGAAAGAGAAGTATAGGCAGGCTCGCTTAAACACAAGCGGACTTCTTTATCCCGATAACCCCGTAGAGGTAGCCCCTGAAGCCCCGCCTACACCAAATAGGAGCGGCATCAGCATAGCAGTGGTTAAGCTGTCCCGACTACTGTCGGAAAACAAAATAGACGAAGCTACTTTTAACGAGGCTATTGCTCAGTTTTAAATCAACCCTCATGCACCAACTCACCCATCACCTCAAGCGCATAGCTAATTGGATCGACTGGAACTTCCGTTGGTTCTTTACGAACGGACAGAAACACAAAGACCTAAAGCTTGTCTCCATGCTCTGTACACAGATAGAGTGCATGATAATAGAGGCAAAAGAGCATAAGGTGATGGATGAGGAGGTGGAGAATTGGAAGCAGAGCTATAGGAATATATTTAAGCAGTACGAGAAAAACTTTTACAAATGATTACACTACAAGAAGCCTTCCCCGAACAGCATGATGCTATAGTAAGGATGGAGGACGCTGAAAAACTATTTACTAGATTCATGGAAATACATCGCATGCGAAATCGTCATGGCGACTCCGATACACCGAGGACGTACCACGAAAAACGATTCGAATCTCTTTTTAAAGACGGCGAAAACTATGGATTTTAATTACTATGACCGAAACATCACAGCTATGGGAGTACGTTGTCAACGGACAAACCTTCTACACACCATCAGGTGCATTTGCTTACCAACAAGATCCTAACGCAAACCTCGTATATGAAAAAGAGATTAACTAATATTGAAGCCATTAACCAAGTAAGCTCTATGTCCGACAGAGAGTCCAAACCTTCTGTCGTGGCAAGCATCTTCGCTAAGGAAGACATCATCGAACACGATGTAGACAACTGGGTGCTTATACCTACACACGAACTATTACATCAGTTCAAAGGGTATGCTGTTGAAGCTGTGTCAGGGTACATAGACGAAGCCGAAAGGAACAATGGTCATCTTCGATTCAAAGAAGAGATGTTCGAATTGCACAACAGGAACATGGAATTATTAGATTCCGCTATCGAATACTCACGTATTCATTCAGCAGTTAAGGAGCAGTCAGAACGCTGACGCTTAGGGTGGAGCATGGTGTGCAGGGAGATCCTGTAACGAGGTTTTGGTACGTACATCTTGATGATTATTACCTAATTGAGAACCTTGAGAAACAAATCCACCCTTTTCCTTGACTTTGAACAAACCATTAATTAAATTTACACATGATACAATCCGATGACGAGATAATCAGTGCTTGCATAAGCCAGTTCTATGATGCATTGCGTATGGCAGATACCAAGCGAAGACACAAGGAGCAGGTTAAGGCGCGTAACGCAATTGCCGTCGCTCTCCTTGGTCACTTTAACTCTAAGCAAGTTGCCGCTCACCTCAGCAGAGACAGGTCTACGCTTTCTCATATGGTAAAAAAGCACGAAGACAACATGAGCTATTGGGAGGGGTACAAAGACCGATACCTATTAGCTAAAGAGATAGTCGATTCGCTAACATTTAAGCACGTAGAAGAAACGCGACTGGCGTACTTGGCTGTGCGAAAGCAATTTATCGAGAGCCATATCAGATCAATCCACAGAAACATTGAAATTAAATCCAATCAATTAAATGAGTAATTACAAATTCAAGACCACGAACATACGTGGCAAGCAGTACGTTGAAGTCAACGAACGCATCAAGTTCTTCCGCCAGGAAGAGCAGTACAAAAACTGGAGCCTTATAACAGAGTTCACGATGTTAGACTCGGAACAATGTGTGTGCAAAGCCTCTATCGTAGACGCCTCTAACCGTATTATATCTACGGGTCATGCTCACGAAGTGCAAGGCAGTAGCAACATCAACAAAACTAGCTACGTAGAGAACTGCGAGACATCGGCTATCGGCAGGGCATTAGCTATGTTGGGCATAGGGATCGACACGTCTATCGCTTCGGCTAACGAGGTGTCAGATGCTATCGCTAAACAAGACACTCCGAAGGAGGCTACCGTTGCTGAAGAGGCCAACATAATGGACAAGGCTGTTGCTTACCTCAAGTCGCAGACAGACAAGAAGAAAGCTTTTGAGTCTATCACGTCGAAGTACGGGGAACAGCTTACAGAGAAGCAGAAAGCAGGGCTTAGCAAGTTTGTTCGATGACAGCGGCTGGAACTAAAAAAACAGTAACGTACACCTCAGAAGCATACATGAGGAAGCACAAGATGGAGCGTAATCGTATTAGCAGAAGCGCAAAGAAAATTGTGTGGACTGACGTCTCGATTCCTCCGCCCTGTGATGGCTTGTACTTTACTAAAAACAATGAGCTTAGAGGCGAAGTAGAGCTTACCTCATATGAGCTTCGGAAAGGAATCCCCTATTGGTCTACATCCTTTAAACCCGACTACTGGGGGGTGTCGTCAGAAGAATAATTAACATGAATATATCCGAAAAACTAATGGAGAGGTATGGCAAGTCACACTTGTCGTACTCCTCGCTAAAGAATGCTCTTGGTGATATGGCGCAATTTGATCGCTATATGAAAGGAGAACTTAAATTTAAATCTGACGCCCTTGACTTTGGTACGCTATACGATATGCTGCTGTTTGAACGAGACAAGGCTATGGAGAAGTACACTGTGATGAACAAAGGGCAAATCCTTTCTGAGTGCAGTGAGAAAACAAAGAACTCTAAATCCCCTCACCTAACATCAGAGTACAAGGGAATCAAATCCCAGATGGAGGAAGCAGCTAAAGAGAAAGGCAACACACTAGTCTCTCAAGAAGACTGGAAGACAGCCAACGACATGATTGACCGCTTAGATTCTTGCGGTTTGATAAACACATACCTCAAGGGCGACTACCAGGTCGGTTTCCTTGAGGAGGTAAACGGTGTGCAAGTGAAAGGGTTTCTCGATTGCTTAGGCGATGGATTTATCAGTGACAGCAAGTCAGCCCGCAGCTCAGAGAAGTTTCGGTATAGCGTGAGGGACTTCTCTTACGACATACAAGCATACATATACACAAAAGTTTTTGGAATAAAAACCTTCTATTGGGTTGTACAAGAGAAAACTTATCCGTACCTTCCTGCCCTCGTAAAGTGTACAGACGAAACCCTATTCGTAGGTGAAATGAAATTCACAGACGCCCTAGGTAGGATAGAAAAATTCCTTAACGAAGACTATAACCCCATGACAGATTATTTGCAATATGAAGTTTAAACGACTAACAACAAACCTAATGCTTATAGGAGCATTCATTTTATTTCATCTTTTATTCACCAATTTTCTCTACACATGAGCGAACAAACAAAGAAGTACGAAAGCGTACTATGCGGTTGGGCCGATGAGCCTAGCTTTAATGACAACGGCGAGCTACTGTCTTGGACATTCCGCCTAAAGGATAATGAACTCAAGGACATCCTTGATCAGTATCTAACAAGACGTGACGAAGAGGGGCGGGGCGGCAACGCACGGTTCAAACTCTTTATGTCTAAGAATGGCAAAGCTTGCCTGAGCGTATGGGATCCTAACAGCGCAGCTGCACAGGAACGCCAGAACACTCAAGCTAAAGCTCCAGATGCAAAGGCTGACGACCTGCCCTTCTAAACCATTCGGTTTTTATGCTTGTTGGGAATGGGGGTTGAGGAATGTAAAGTTCCTCTCCCCCTTTTCTTTCTCCGCTAGCAAAGAAGGCAGAGAGATTACATTCTTTGTACACGTACAAGACCACACAGATAAACATGAGGTATCTCTTCCGCTGTTTAGCGAGGATTACTTAATTTTGTACATCCCTAACAAGGAAGGAGATAACTGCGTGGTTATAGACGGCAAAGATTGCCTCGGACAGCTTACGATTAACTTCAAATGGATAGCCGTTTTCTTAAAAAGAAAATTCAGAATCAATGAACTCCACCACACTGACAACGTATTCCATGACAGCCGACGTGACCTACCTGAAGAACAGGAAGCTTAACGATACCGTAGTGTGGATTGTTAGCGGGTATGACCTGCCTGAAGATATAATGGAGCGCGATGAGAGTACCATGTCGCGCCTTGATCTAGAGATTTACGGCAAGGGCTATGAGAACACAAAAAAAATAGTAATCACTAAGATCCGCTCTAAAAAGGAAATTAGCTAACTAGACAATCATACGTGGAACGTAGAACTATATACTATATGACCGTTGAAATATCTTATGTTAAAAACAAAACCTCCTACAAGAAACAGACTTGGATTGTAAGCAAGCAAGCAACGCTTGCGGACATAATGGAGAAAGATAAAAGAACCATGAAGATGCTAGAAGACCTGGTTTACAAGAAGGGCTCACGTACTGTAAAGAAGGTGGTTATTGATAAAATATTAACTAAGCTCTCCCTAGGGAAGGAGAACAAATCCGCAATGTATGAAGCACGATAGCTACATAAACCCAAATCACTATAGGCGATCATGTAAAGAGACATGGGAAATGATGGTCGACATATGGGGGAAAGAGAAGTACATCGCTTTCTGCGAGATGAATGCTTTCAAGTACAGGATGCGAGCAGGACTAAAGCCTAACCAGCCGTTTGAACGCGAGCTGGAAAAAGCCAATTGGTATGAACTAAAAGCAATGGAATTAAAAAATGAAAGTAACGATATTCAAGGACGTGTTCCAGAAGGACAAGCCCCATCACATAAACATGGCGACAGCCTTAAAGAGAATCCAGCAGGGGACTTCTGCGCCAACGATTAAGCTTGTACGTGATGGCAATAAAGAAAAGAAGAAGAAGCTCCCCGTTGTCCTCTTTAGCGGAGAATTTAGCACCAGGGCTGACGAAGCGTGTATTAGTCATAGCGGATACGTTGTTTTGGATTTCGATCACATCGATGTTGGTTCATCCAAGAAGCTGCTCGGTTCGGATCCTTATGTCTATAGCTGCTGGGTTTCACCGTCTGGTGACGGGCTCAAGGCTCTAGTACACATAACAAACCCTGAGCGCCATCGGGATCACTTCCGCGCTCTTCGAACGTACTTCCATAAGCAGTACGGACTAGAAGTAGATGAGTCGGGCATCAACGAGTCCCGCGCATGCTTTGAATCGTATGACCCTGAGCTCTCTCTAAATGAAGAAGCGGCTAGCTTTGGGGCTTTTGCTACAGAGCAGGGCGAATCACAGGTAGCTGTTTCTAAATCAGGGAGTTACACCGATTACTTAAAGCTAAATCTAGCCTCCCGAATGATCCGCCAGTGTGATGACGGAGAGAAACACGCCGTCCTTCTTAAGGCGGCTCGACTTGTAGGCGGGTATATAGCGGCAGGAAGAATCGAGGATGACGAGGCTGTCCGTGTACTGATGCGGGAGATTAAGAAAAGAGACATAGATTCTGAGGATCACGCATATAAGACCATAAGAGAGGGCATAGAGAAGGGCAAGCAGGACCCTATAAGGGCCACCCTGGCAGACGAGAAAGAGGCCAAGAGAGAGCTTCTAATCAACGATGGAGACATGTCGTTCATTTCGTCCGACGATGAAGACTTCCGATGGATAGACGATTACGCTAATGGCCGCATCGAGGTGGGGCTAGATACTGGAGACGAAACGCTGGACAAGTACTTCCGCTATAAAAAAGAATTCACTATCATCAATGGGCATTCTAATGTAGGTAAGACCACTATGGCTCTATATATGATGGTTAACTCCGCTATACGCCACAAGTGGAAGTGGGTGGTATACTCATCCGAGAACCGAACAGCCTCGTTGAAGATGACCCTTATGCAATTCGCGGTTAATCGCCCGATTGACGCCATGACATATGATCAACGTAAAGAAGCGTACAGGTGGGTGAATGAGCACTTTACAGTCATCAGTAACAAGCAGGTATACAGCTACGCCGATATCATCGTGTTCCTCGAAAAGATCCTAAAGCAGCAGCCTGTTGATGCTGTCTTTGTAGACCCATACAATAGCCTAAAGCTGGACATGAAGAACAGCGGTATAGGGGTACACGACTACCACTACGAAGCCGCGTCTGAGTTCCTTACGTTTTCTACTGCACACAATGTAGCTGTTTGGCTTAACATGCATGCCGTAACAGAGGCGCAGAGACGCAAAGGAGACGATGGGTTACCTATAGCCCCTTACGCCGAGGATACGGAGGGTGGTGGTAAATTCGTAAACCGATCAGACTGTTTTATTACAGTACATAGAAAAGTCCAGCATCCTGACTTCAACGAACGTAAAGTAACAGAATGGCACATGCGTAAGGTTCGTGACGTAGAGACGGGCGGTGAGCCGACCTCACTGGACGAGCCTATTCGCTTTACAATCAACACATCAAGAACAGCTTTTAGATTGAACCATACTCAAAAGGAATTGTTTCAATCTATTGGGTCGCAATTTGATAACTATAATGTTTTTAATCCCAATTAAACCGTAGCTTCGCTATGTGAAGCGAAAGACAAAAGGAACCCCCAAAAAGAAATCATCCAAAAAAAGAAATTTAGGTAAGTACAAAAGCGGATTAGAGAAAACCTGCGCCGATCTTCTAGCTGAGTCAGGCATAAGTTTTACCTACGAGACACATCAGTATATGCTCGTAGATAAATTTAGATACCCTGGCACGTATCTTAAGTCAACAGCCAAGAAGAAAGAGCTAACAGACAGAACAAACGCCGTTGTACTTCCTATAAAATATACTCCAGACTTCGTAGGACCAGACGCGGTGTGGATTATCGAAACCAAAGGGTACGTTCCTTCTCATCATGATTTCCCGATGAGGTGGAAGCTGTTCCTTAAACACTTGATAGACTCAGGAGAACCAGTCCCAGCTTTATTCATCTGTAAAAATAAAAGTCAGATTGAACAAGCAATTGAAAAAATTAAACAACTAGGATATGGTAGAAAAGGAGTTAACAAAAGAGCAGCTAGGAACCACGTATCGCGTGGCGACAGTACGGCTGCATGATATAGTAACAGAGTTCTATGAGGACCTGTTCGACATCAAAGGAGATCCGAGGACGGACCCAGGTAACGTGGCTAACATGATATCTGCGATCCGCATTTCGATAAATTTAGAGCTAGACCTTATTAAGGAGGCTTCATATGAACACCTTGAAGCCAACTCAAATGATAAGCCAAAGCAGGAGAGCCTATTCGGGTTCAACAGGAAGGGTAGCTGAAGTACGATTTGCTCGTGCTGCTACAGCCCTTAACCTTCAAGTAACCAAAGCCAACCGCAAAGATGATATGCATCTGCACGTTGACTATTGGATGACCTATGATGGGAAGGAAGGGAGATGGGGGGTTGACGTGAAAGGAAACAACCTGCCCGATGAGATTTGGTGTGAGTTTAAAAATGTAAGGGGGAACCCTGGGTGGATGTACGGGGGATCAAAAATCATAGCCTTCGATATGCCAGAAGAGGGTGGTTTTAGCGTTGTGGATCGGGAAGACTTAAGACTTTTTTGTGAAGAGAACGTAGAGGATGTCATGGTGACGAATAAAGCCGACGCACACCTTAAGAAATACCAGAGAAAGGACAGGCTAGACCTCATCACGAAGCTTAAATTACTAGACCTCAAGAGATTGAAAACGTACAGAGTGTGGGACTACTTTAAGGAGTATTGACTACCTTCGTAGTTCGCTTTTTTAAAAAAAATAATCAATGAAAACTTACGATCCTTCACTTGTCCCTTGGGGCGAGGTGGGGTATGCTGTCTATAAGCGTACCTATTCGAGAACAGATGAAAACGGAAAAACAGAAGAATGGGAAGACACCGTTGACCGCGTGGTTGATGCGTGTAGAGAGCAGCTTAATTGCGGGTTTACACAATTCGAAGAAGGAGAGTTAAAGAAGATTATGATGGAGCTAAAAGGAACCGTCGCAGGGCGCTTCCTTTGGCAGCTAGGTACCTCTACCGTTGATCGGTTGGGCTTACCTTCATTGCAGAACTGCGCGTTCGTTGTAGTGGACGATCCTATACGCCCTTTTACCTGGGCCTTCGAGATGCTTATGCTTGGTAGCGGGGTGGGTTACAATATCCAACGCGAAAACGTATATCAACTACCGAAGGTAAAAAGCAAAGTAGATGTGGTTCGAAAGGACGTAAACGACGCGGATTTTATAGTACCAGACACCCGTGAGGGATGGGTGGAGCTTTTACGTAGGACCCTAGAGGCTTCGTTTGTTACAGGCAAGAGCTTTACGTACGCTACTCACCTCATCCGATCTAAAGGATCCCCTATCAAGGGGTTGGATGGGTGGAGCTTTTACGTAGGACCCTAGAGGCTTCGTTTGTTACAGGCAAAAGCTTTACGTACGCTGCTCACCTCATCCGATCTAAAGGATCCCCTATCAAGGGGTTTGGAGGGACAGCTTCAGGCCCAGAAGATTTAGTGTGGGGGATGGGCGAGGTAAATGCTATTTTAAATAAGCACTCAGGTCGCCGCCTAAGACCTATAGACTGCTTAGACTTAATGAACATCATAGCAAAGATTGTAGTAGCAGGAAACGTCCGTAGATCGGCTCAGATAGCTATAGGAGACTGCGACGATGTTGAGTACCTACGAGCAAAACGATGGGATTTAGGAGGTATACCTAATTGGAGAGCTATGTCCAACAACTCCGTAGTTTGTTCTGACGTTTCACAGCTTCCCGATGAGTTTTGGGAAGGGTATAACGGGAACGGTGAACCATATGGGCTAATTAACCTCGACGCTTCACGTCGTATGGGACGGACAGGAGAAGAAGAGTATCCAGATCCAGACGTGCAGGGCTTTAATCCGTGTGCTGAGCAATCCTTAGCTAACTATGAGACGTGTTGCTTGGCCGAGATATATCTACCCAACATAAACAGCTACGAAGAGCTAAAGAAAGTTGCGCGTTACCTTTACAGGATAAACAAACACAGCCTCGCTATTAAGTGCGAAGTAAAGGAAACCGAAGACATCGTACACAAAAATATGCGTATGGGGATTGGCGTTACTGGATACTTACAGGCTACCGAGGAGCAACGTAACTGGTTGACCGATTGCTATATCTACCTTAGGTCATATGACAAAGAATATTCTCAACTGGCGGGATACCCAGCATCCATTAAACTTACAACGGTTAAACCCTCTGGAACGCTTAGTCTACTTGCTGGTGTTACACCAGGAGCACACCCTGGATACAGCGAGTATTACATTAGACGAATCCGAATGGCAGCTGATAGTAGCTTGGCACTTACCTCCAGGGAGCATGGGTACCCTGTGGAATATGTGCTAAATTTTGATGGGACAGAAGACAAATCAACAATCGTCGTCAGCTTCCCTTGTAAGTTCCCTTCTGGAACCACGTTTGCTCAGGATCTAACGGCAATAGATCAGCTAGAGGTCTGTAAAAGGCTACAGACAGAGTGGTCCGACAATGCTGTCTCTGTAACTATCTATTACCGAAAAGAAGAACTAGAGAGCATTAAAGGGTGGTTAGAAAACAACTACTTCAATGTAAAGTCTGTTTCCTTTCTCTTACATAACGATCATGGGTTTAAACAGGCTCCTCTCGAAGAGATAGACGAAGGCACTTACTTAGACATGAAGTCAAGTGTAACTCCTATTACCAGCCTAGAACAGCTTAGTATGGACGATATAGAGATCGCTGATTGCGACTCAGGAGCATGCCCTGTCCGATGAAAAGATTTAATCAGTGCTGGGTTTGCCAGCTTTACTTCTTAGACTTTTCTATAGTTCGGCCAGCGAAGTAAGCTCCAAAGGCTGTCAGCATTAGTATCTGCAACAGATCTACGTAGGAGTCCTTCACGTTGAAAGGCCAGCTGTCTATGCTATCAGCTATCATCGTAAGCATGAACATAGCCATAAGGCATATAAGGGTCACTGGGCGTATCAATTTGGCTAGCTTAACATCGCTACTCATATCTGCTTTCCAGCGCTCTGTTACGTTCTCTTGGAATCTAACCTCAGCGTCTATAACGGCTTTAGCTTCCGCTGGATCAACATCTGGCTCTTTGTCCAATAGGTTTTTTACAACGCCTAAGGCGCCGCTGTCTGGGAGTAAATCCCCAACCATACCCAGCACATTGGGCGCTTTTTCTTTAAGCCACATACCAAGCTTAGTGTCTTTGATCTTCTTCTTATTTTTTTCCATAATACTTCTCGAATGCTTTGTTAAACTCCATCAGTAGGCTGCGCTCCTTTTCGTACAGCTCGTGTATTCTATTTTGCTTCTCTACGTAGTTCTTTATATCTCTAGCCTCCTTCCTTTTCTTGCGTAGCACCTTAAGCTTCTTCTCTGTTGATTTACGCTTAGACTCTAGCTTGGTAACGCCTGCATACCTATCGGATCTTTTGTCGTCTGACTCCTTGCGCTCTTTATATAGCTGAGAGATAAGGTTGGAGTTTTCCGTGTAAGAGTCTGAGTCATAGTACTTTGAGGACTCTCCGTACACCTTTCTTAAGAACGGGAAATCGTTAGCAGACATCTTAACCTTCTTGCCCTCTTTCATCATCTCAAACATATCCCTTCCTGTGCCTAGGGATCGGGTCACAAACTGTCCAGCCCCTCCGATATAGTATTCAAGTCCATACCAGAATTTATCGGGATTGAAGTCTAAGCCTCCAGGCACTTGTTCGCTACCTCCTGTAGCTTTGTTCATCCAGCTAAAAATCTTCTGGATCATCTCTGGCGAGCGGAAAGCAAGCTCAGACTCTGGCTTAGGGGCGCCTACTGGAAACTGCTCTCTGAACACAGAGCTGCCGAAATATGTTTCGTTAGTGGATATTTCTACAAAAGGTTTGAGAACGGTAGGCGTAAACCCTTTCGTTATATACTTAGCCATAGTTTCCGACTGCCCGAAGCTAATAGGGGAGAACGAGCTAAACGCGGAGTTTGCCATAAACATAGTTGCCTCTGTCATCTCGCGCTCTCCTGCCGCAACCTCAGCCATAGCGGTGCCAAAATTAGAGAATATGTTAAACCCGTAAGGGAGCGGTATCTTTAGATGGTTCTTACCATCATACATAATGATAAGATTCCTCTCTTTAACGTAGTCAGGTATCTTGCTGTAGAACAGCACCCCGTCTTCGTCTTCGTCGCTCATAGCCATATTCACAGCAGCAAGCATACCGCTCGTAAGCGACAAGCCGAAAGCCAGCTTTTGCGCTGCGTTAAGACGCTTATGCCAAGCCTCTAACTCCCCATCAGGCTTACGTACATCCTTAAGAGTACCTAAAGACCTCGCTAGACGTACAGTACCCTGAACCGAAGCATTGAAGAAGAGATACCAAGCGTTAGCTACAGGTCCCAGCTCTCCTGATCGGTTGAAGTTTACTGTAATATTTTTGGCTAGCTCCGCTGCTTTAGCTCTTGAGACCCCTGCTTTTCTAGACTCGATATAAGCTGATAATCTTATAGAGTTCTCAAAGGCGTCGTTAACATTTTCGATAACATCGATACTATGTTTTCCCATCCAACGAACAGCCTTCTTTACTTTACCTGGTTCGGTAGATTCGGCTTCGATTTCAGCAGCGATTTGATTTAGAGGTTTTACAAACCCCCATCCCGTTTGCCCCCCGTCTTCTTTAAATTCTTCAAAATAAGCCTCCATCTCCGCGCCCATATCTTTCCCAAACGTACCCTTGATAAGAGCTGGTAGGGTGCTCTTAACTCCAGCGATTATGTTAGCCGCTATATGTCTCCCTTGAATCTGTCCTCCTGGAATATCCGCTTCGGCTAACCCGTTGAATAGAGCCGATTGAATATCACGAGCAAAGTTAGAGATGATAAATTCTGGGTTCGCTGTAGTAAAGGAGCGCCTCAGCCAGGCGGCTGGAACCCGAATAATCTTGCTTATAACGTCGAGCTTTTCTACCCCCATATTCCTTAGGGATTTAGCGTAGCTAGGATCGTTAAACACGATATACTTCTGCTCTCCGTCAATCCGAACCCCAACAGCATTCTGTGAATCTACAGTTACTACGTCTTTAATTAACCATACACGCTCATTGGGATTGGCTTTGACCAGGTTGTAGAGTGATGATAGTGCTTCATTCTTACGAGCCTTTGTATGTACCGCTGCGTTCTGTGCTATGACCTGAGCCAATACATTGACAGCCAGGCTCTTACGACCCTTTGCTCTTTTTGTTGTGTCCCCGTATACAGCAATCCCCGCGCCACCTGTTGGATATGACGTCGTTTCCACATTCATATCGTCAACAGCCTTACCCCCTAAAGGAACATAGTTCTCGAACATAGCTTCAAACGCATCGATCCTTTCGTTTGACTCCAACCCATACTTACGCATAGTATCCCGCGTATCTTTTTGTATAGCATCGATCTTCTTCGCTAGGCTTTCAAACTTAGCTTTCTTGTCAGCAGAGAGCCCACTGAGGAAGCTGTCGGCATCGGCGTCAGATAGTCCGCTACCATCCTTTTTCTTGTTGCGCTTTTTAATCACTGCGTTACGCTCTTTAGCGTGTCTAGCGATCAAGTATTCCGTCACCTCCTCAGACGTTAACCCCTTGGCCTTCATGTCTTTAGAAATCTCCTTTACTTTTTCTTCTAGCTTCTCTAGGTCATTGGCTGTTCTGCCATAAAGCAACGTCTCTGCGTTGATAAAGTCTTGTCCCAGCTCTACGGCCTTTCCGATACCTTTTTGGATGTCTTTTTGCAAGCGCATCACATTAGCATACTTGTTAGCGAACAGCTGATCCATACGAGCCATCATCGCTTGGAAGTAGTTAAGTCTGTTGGGCTCAAACGGTAGGTTCGTGTCTGTTCCCTCGAAATCAAGATCCATGCTAAACAGCACAGGCGCATCCCCCTCAGCTGGAACTAACGCTTCATGCCATTCAAACCCCTGCGAGTCTTTAACAAGCTTAACCCCTTTTAGCCCCATCTTCTGCATGGTGCTTCCAGCTTTAGAGTATCGGTCATGAATCACAGAGACACCTGCTGACAGCTGGTTCTTGTACGAGACCATATCCTTCGTGTCTTCTACTTTAAAAGGATATGCCCAGTTCTGGATCGCGGTAGCGGTTCTGCCTGTAGGGATTTTAATCTTTTTCTTCCCTTTTTCCCGTGCTCTTTGAAGAGCCGAATTAATAACGTGTCTCTCCCATAACTTTCTGACGGGGAGATCTTTCTTCTCTGCCTCTGGTTTTGGCTTTAAAGATTCTTTTACTTTATAATACTCTTCCAGCCTGGCACCAAAAACGCGTGGAGGTTCCCCCTTAAGGGTTTTGTACATCTCCATTAGATCTTCAGCCGCATCTGCGATTATGTGTCCGTATCCATAAGCCGAACTCCACCGATCTTCAAATATTTTTTTAGCCTGCTCAGTAGTTACGTCTATCGGCGCACCCCCCTCAGACATAGCATAGTGCTTAATCATAAGGTTCAGTCCGTCTACAGGGAACGTAGGATCTTCAGCCAAAGCCAATTCTATCATTTTGTCTGCGGTGGTTGTAGTTAGTCCGCCAGAGCTCACTAACAGTCTCCTTATATTCCGCCAGTAAGCATCAGTATCCGAGGTGTTACCTTCATTATCAGGTTTTAAATTATCTACCTCGCTTATATACTTATCAGGGTTTCTACCTATGTCTTCTATAAAAGCTTCGTTCTTCGTGTTAGTACCGAAAAATACTTCTACCTCGTCTTCTATAAATACTCTAGGTTCACTACGTTTTTTAGGGCTTTTTTGAACCGCGTCGGACTGCATCTCAAGCACATACAAAGACTGAGGGTCGCTCTTCATGCCAGAAGTTCTCATATGAGCGTGTGCTTTTTCTTTAGTGTGATCCACAAACGCCTCCCCCCAATGATCAGTATCCCCTACAAGAGGGGTCAGAGAAGGATCAACAGCGTCTTTACTTCTGCCTATCCTATCGATCCCATAGTCTCCATACGTAGATTCATCCTCTAAAGGGGACAGCATACGTTGAGAGATAGCTTTTTCAAGCTGTTCTTCGGTGACATACCTGCTCTCTGGTACATCCTTATTTACCGCCGCGATAACATCGTTGATAATCGCTTGCTCCACTTTAGAAGCTTTAGCTTTCATCGCTTCGAGGACGCTTATAGCTATACCTTTTTTGCCTGCTGCTTTAGCTGCTTTCTTGACTATATCGCCTGTACCTGACAGGTCAAGATCGAAGGAATGACGTGTGGTGTCTTCTGGATTAGCTTTACGTTTAGCTTCAGCTTCAGCTTTTTTAGAGGCAGCGATCATATCAGCCGCTGCGCCTGTTTTCCCAATATTTTGCTGCCCCCTTGTCCTTTCTGTTCTTTTAGCTTCTGCTGCGCTAGCTTCTTTAAAAGCGGCGGCGGCTTTATAAAATTCTTTTTCTTTCCCCTTTAAATCCCCTGCCTCTTCTGCTGCGATAGCTCCCGCCACACCTTTAGTTTGTTTCCGCGCTCGTGGATCTGTGGCCTGCTTCGCTAACGCATCTATTTCTTCTATACGCTTTTTTGTCAGTGATTTTTTCTTTGCTTCGTAAGTCTTTTTCTTTTTAGCTAGATCCTTTTCTGATTTTGCTTTTTCGTCAGCTTCTTCTGCAAAGATATCGTCAAGCTCAATCTTTTCGCTTGGCTCATGAAGCTCTACCCCTTCTCTATAACCTTCTTTTAAAGATATACTCCAAGGGAACTGACTATCCCCCTCTTTTTTGGTAATCTCAAAGCCCTGCAACTCCCACTGCAATCCCCCCATTATGCTCGTAGTGGCTTTTAACGTGTATGGAACACGCTTCATCAACTTAAGCGAATTAGAATCTCCTTCCTTGAATGGATTTATTTTATCACCAACTCGTTGGGTCTCCAAAAACGCATCGCTGGACACCTTATAACCCAATCTAGGTAAAATCCCCTTTACCGAAACGTCTGATCCTCCTCCAAATAGGTTATGTCTTACAAATTTATTTTTTCTTCTAATACCATATTCAGTTGGCTCTAATTTATTAAAGGCAGTAAGCCATTCGATTAAAGCTTCTTTTGTTATTGGTATTTGATGAGTTTTTTCCGCATCAAGCAGAGTTTCGGTACCAAAACCAACTTTATCTTCAAATTTATCATTTAACTCTGCAAAAACCCCTCGTATAAGATCCTTCTGATTATCAGACCCGCTCTTAAATATATCTTTAAGCCAGCCTTTAATAATGGTCTTCGCTTGAAAATCTGTTTTGCCTTTTAGTATTTCTTCTATTTCGGCAATAACATCCGCTACAATTTCTCTATTCGAGTAAGCCGAAGACCTACCCATTAAACCAGTATTAATTAGAAAAAACCCTTTTACTATTGCATCTTTTGTTGGTTTGTTATGGTTAGCGCTAGCTTTGGCTTCCATCTTATCTTTAACCTCTTTTGCGCTGTCCTTTTTAGAAAAAGAGTAGATCCCATAAGCCCCGCTGGCGGGGTCCCAATCCCAATGAATCCCTGATGAACCTTTTATATTTGTTGGGTCATAGAAAGCTGTAAAGGCAATTAATTTCTTGCCTGTCTCTGTTGCAGCTTTGACCAGGCGCTTAAAGAAGCTTTTAGAGGCTTTCCCTAACACGACAGACTCAAAGACTTCTTCTGCATCAGAAGACGCAACGTCATCTAGATCGGTATCTGCATCGCTTAAAGCCCTTATATCATTTACTCGCTCGGCTTCAGGTTTCAGCCCTTCCACGGCCTCCCCTGTACCCCCTGTGTCTACCTCCTCCATCGTTTCGAGGTTGAAGACAGCCTTTTGATTGTATTGCCTGCCTAAAGTTGCAGCCTGCTCGTGAGATACAACAGCAACAATATCCAGGTAGGTCTGGTTGCTCTCGCTATCAAACCACGTACCTACAGCAAGAACATCCTCGTTACCTTCTAATATATCGGCGTTGGCTTCGGCATGTCGCTCAAGAGCACCTACCCATAAACCAGGACCCTTGATTGTTTCGGACCTTTCAGGAAAGATAGATACAGAGCTAACAGGCTGTCCTGTCTGGTTTTTACCATCCAAAGTAAAGGTCGATCCGCCAAACTCTTTGTGGGCGTTAATCTGTTCTCTTAACCCCCTAGACCGAGGCGTATCTTTTACTAATTTTTTAGGCTTCCATTCAAGCCCTTTCCAGCTCTTTAAAGAGTCGGTGTTTATAGATGTGGTTTTTAGTGGATTGGTAGACTCTAGCAACTTAAAGTTAGAGAAGGTTTCGCTTTCTCCTTTGCGCGTGGCCTGTACCCACCAGTTAATAAAGTGCCACTTACCGTTAAAGTTCATAGAACGAATTCTAGAAATCCCATCTCTCCCTGCCTTCCAGTAATACACTTCAAAAGGCGTATCTTCTGGAAGCCGAGCAGGATTTATCCCTTGCGAGGTAGAGGAGACTGGACGGCCTGTCTTTGGATCTACTTTAGGTCTTGGAGGATTGATGTTCCGTATCGTTCCGTCGGAGCGAGTATACTCAAACCCCTCTACTGTATCTGAGCTACGCCCGTTATCCGTTTCTTGCAGCCACCAGTTTCTAAAGTGCCAATAGTCTTTAAACACTTTAGACACAGGAACCTTCTTCGCCCCTCCTGAATCATCAAACTGCTTCTCTACATACCGAACCTCTTTATCAATAAGATCGGGGTAGGCTTTGGATGGGCCTAAATCTCTAGACTCCATTGTAGTATCGCCATCAACAGCTTTATCTGTTTCAAAAGCTGTCCCTTCTCTTTCTGCCGCTCTAAATGCCTCTACAAAACCTTTTAAATCGGATGCGTCCAGCTCCGTTGTTCGAGATAAACCAAAAAGCTTTAAAAACCCATCAATTAATTTACGCAAAACGGACTTATCGGTTTTGCTTAAAACCTTTTCGTCAAGAGCATGCTCAAGGAGGATTACAATCTTTTCCTCTAAAATAACGTCAGCAGATTTCCCTTCATACGCCTCTGCTACTGCCTCTTCGAAAGCCTCGAACGTCGGGTAGCCCTCTATCTTAATATTTGGATATAATGCCTTAAGGGTATTGAAAAACTTTTCCTTATCCTCTTTTTTTACAGACCTAAAGGCGGCATGTAAAAACTCATGCCTAACCGTTTTAGCAGTTGTCCTTTCGTGCGAGAGGTTTATATGTATTGTTTTACCGTCAATCGCACCCTTAGACCTTTTAGGGTCCGATCCTGTACGGTTATAATAGCTCTCTGCTGTATTGTGAAAAACAACCTCCATGCCCTCAGCCTTAAAAGCCTTCAGAAGCATATTAACTTTCGTTCTTAGGTCTTTAAATTTCTCATGAGTAGAGGCTCCTTCTTTGGCGAGATTGTCAGCCGTTGCTGTAACGCCGTCTACCTCTGCATCAGGATCCCGTTCGGGCATAGGCTGTTCCTCTGTCGCATCCTGTACGTCATCGTCTGCCGTCTGCTCAGCGGAATTGACAGCTATAGCCGCTTCTAAAGAAGCATTCTGAGCTTCGAATTCTTCTTTTAGAAGTTTCTCTGCTTGTGCTTCTGGAGACTCTCTTTGACTCTGTTCCCAAGCCTCTACTTTACCTTTTCTTTCTTCAGAGACAGCCTCCAACTCCTCTTTGATGACATCATCTAGCGTCTGATCCCCTTCGAAGGCTTCGCTTTCTAATTGTTGTTTCTTTTCAAGAAGGGCTTTTATCTCGTTCTTAGCGTCTTTTTTCCAGGCATCATCGCTGCCCTCAGCAAGTTCTTTATACACCTGAACAAGAGCATTCACCTCTCCTTGAACCCTAGCTATATTATCAAAAGCCTTTGGGTTCTTTTTTCTAAGCCTGTCATAAGCTCTAGTTATAGCCGACTGAGCGCCAGAATGTTTTTTGGTCTCTGACTCTAACCTTTCTATTGCTCTGTCTTTATCGCTTGTGGTTATTGCTTCGTCAGCGGCACGAGCAAGATCTTTAAGCTTTTCTCGCTTTTTAACTATCCTTTCGTCGTGTTTCGCCACAAACGCCTGAGCTCCCCCGCTAATTGTGCCTCCTGCAAAACCACCTGTACCTCCCATAAGAGCTCCCGCGGCAACGGCATCAAACACTCTTTTCCGAAACTCTACTGGACTGAATATAGCCGTAGCGTCTCCCCCTGCTTGTCTTGCTCTTATCTCACTTGCATACTGCCATCCAGCTGTTGCTCCTTCAGCAATAGACTCTTCTGCAACACCAAAAAAGGTTCCTCTGGCTATTTGTGACCCCCACTTTAGAACCGCACTTTTCTGGCCTTCAAACATCTTGCGAGTCAACCCCTTTAAAACACCCTTACCTCTTAGCAACCCGCCAAGCACCATACCGCTAAGCACTTCCGCACTAGACTGCTCGGCCAGATAAACGGCTCTTTCGCTGGCAGAAAGATTATCGTACCACTCTTGCCCTACATTATCGGCATGCATATGTCCCGACACCAATACATCTGACAAGACAAAAGCACCACCTCCGTTAATAGCTTTATTAATCAGGATGGCTTTGTTCTCTATTTTTCTTGCCGCGTCAGCCGCATTAAGCTTTCCTGTTTTGGCAATCCTTACTGGATCGTAAGCCGTCTTTTTAGCTGCTTTTGTGGCCGCTCGTTTGGTTACGCCTTTGGTTGCTGTTTTAAGAGCGCCCGTTGCTAAGCCCTTAGCTGTTGCTATATCTAAAAGAAGAGGAGCAGACTCCACGAGGAGATCAACAGAGGCGCCCAGGTAATCTCCAATACTTGCATCATCACCATTTTCGAAAAGAGCCTCAAGGTCTTTAGTTCTTGGAGCAGACTTTGACCCTAATAATAACTGCCTTCTTGCCTCTGGAGATACAAACGAAGCCCAAAATATATCGTCTTTCCAAAAAGGACCTTCAGCTCTTTCTAAAAGAGTTTGGGTTTCACCTTCTTGCTGAGAAATTTTAAATCGTAAATCACGCGCAGAAGGGGAAAGGTCCGAGGTCAGCTCTGTTATTAGCGCAGGGGTGCTTATCGCCCAATCAGATATGTTTACCGCCAAATCATTTAACACCCTGCCCACCTCTCTAAAGCTGTTCCCTATAAAGCTATCTGTGTTGATGTCTCCAACCCTCCCGCTTTCATCAAAATCTAGCTTAAGTCCCGTTTCGTGTAAAAACATAGACTCAAACTGCGCTAGTTTTTCAGGGTTGTTTCTTATGTTCTCTGGTATGAGCTCGTTTAACGCTCCTCCGAGTTTAGGAAAGACGTAGTTTTTTTCAAAGCCCATCTGAGCCTCCTGTTCTAATCTAGATAAAGCTTTTTCTCTATCAAAAGTTTCCGCGTCCGTAGACTCTGGATCTAAATAAAAGGATTCAGAGTCGTTAAAATTACCAAGGTTAGCGGCTCTTATAACATCAATAGTCGTTGCTTCTGGGTGATTGAATAACCACTCTTCAGAAGAAACCCCGTTATCTCTTAATATCGTGGAATAAGCATCGCGTGTTACATCTTGAAAAATACCTTTTAGCTGAGGGTTATTTCTTAAGTTTTGAACGTCTGACGAGTAGCTAGAAAGGCTTCTCCCTTCGTCATCTACGGCACCCGTCGTAGGGTGGAACGACGGCCTACCGCTAAACGCCGCACGGACAGACTCTTTAAATTGTAGCTGCTGCTCTGGAGTCATTCCAGACATATCATTCCAGACATATCAAACTGTTGGAAGTATTCTTCTTCGTCCATGACTCGCTATTTTACTGACCGAAAAACTTTCTAATCCTTGGGATAATACCTCCCTTCTCATACCCCCCCGATTTCGTCGTAGGAAGCTTGAGCGTATATCCTTCTTTTCTTTCTTTCTCTCTGTACTCCTTTATAAAGAGCTCATACAGACTTTCTGTGTCTTCTAAGTTGTTTAAAGAAGTAACGACGTTTAACTTGTTATCTAAAGGCTCTTCGTCTGTATTGATATAGTCGGCTATGTCCTTTCCCGTTTCTTCCTTAAATGTTTCAGCAAACAGCTCTATAAGCCTTTCCTTTTCATCCGTTCTTTCGTTAAAAGTATAGCCCTTTACAGCGTCATCATCAGAACTTTTATCGACGCTTGGCTTCGATGTCAGAGCTCTAGCGTTTTCCAATGCGATTAACCCTTCCTTTTTGATATGCTCAAGCACGTTTCTGTGGTTCTGGTTCTGTACACCAGCAGGTATATTCGTTTCCAAAGCCTCCTCGTCGCCCGCATGAGTCACCGTAAAGGATCCGTCCCAATTAAGAGCTACTGCTAAAACGTCAACACCTTGCAGGCCACCACCTACAAGCTCAAGAGGTCTTTCTGGGTTTATTTGATACCCAACCCCTCTACCAATAAGGACGTTATTGTCATCGTCTAATATCGGGGACGTTTCAACAGTTTGATTTCCAAACACACCAACAGCTTTAACTTCCTCGGCAGTCATCCTCTGCGCCCGAACCGCTTCATTTATCACTGCACCCCTAAGATTTGTTACATTCATCTCATTGCTTAGGTACTCATCGACAGTAGTTTGCAACCTCTCCTCTCTTATAACCGCACGAGCAGCCCTTCTCCGTATCCCTTCGTCTTTTTCCCATTCCATCTCCATCCATTGTCTAGCCTCGCCTGCGTTAAGGTTCTTAGGCGCCTTATCTACATACCAATCAAAACCAGAAAACATCCTAGCTTCTCTAATCTCTGGTCTATACCACTCCTCTGGCCTGCTTCTAATTACGTTGTCAGAAAAGTTTATAACGTCTTGCCCAACGGTTCCGTCTCGACCAACGGACCTCCCTGTGATAGTCCTGTTGCCAGCTGTTCCGCCGATCTGACCATCCCATTGGAACCCCCCTGTATCCCAATACTGATTAAGCTCATTGTATGAGTCTTCGTTCCCGTCGAAAATATAATCCTCGCTCCCCATCCCTTCTAACATATAACCTTGGTACGCCTGCTGCCCTTGACGGCCAACGGCGCCCCAGTGCTTCATGTTGTTATATAAGTTATTGGCATAGGAGATGTCAGCAATTAGTTCTTGAGAACTAGAATAAGAGTCCGTAGAATCTGGATCTAAAGAGTTTGAAAGTGTTTTTTGAAGCTCAGCAAAAATAGCCGCATCCCCTGCCGCTAGTCCCGAAACATCGAAATCATATATATTCTGAAGCTGTTCCGTTTTAAACTCACGATTTTTCTCGTCCTGAGCTAACCTCTGAGCTAAATTCGTTTCCCTTTGACGATTGATAAGCGCCACCTGCTTAGCCACCATATCGGAGTAGCTGTCACCCTGAACTAAAGGGGCTACGTTTCCATTCGCCATTATGCTTCGTTGAATTGTGGTTGACCGAACACCTCGTGAACAGCATCAAACAAATTCTGAAGCTCTTCTAGCGTTGGTTCGTCACCGTTGTCTATCATCTGTACAATCGTTTCGTACTGACTTTTAATAGCATCGCCCTGTTCGGGGTTAAGGATATATTCACCCCCTGTTGCTTCCCCTTCTTTCTCTCCTGTCTCTTCGTCTACGATAGCCTTCTTGTTGGTATCATGATCGAACTCCCCTTCTGTCTTTTGTACTATGGGTTGCTCCTCTTCCATAGGCTGTTCTTCTCGCCCTTGGTTCTCTGCCATTATCTGCTGCAACAGCTCTTCAGGTATCTGCCCGCCTTCTTGGTATTTAACTTTGCCTCCCTCCTGAAATCCTCTAAGCAGCCTCCTTTGAATAGGATTGAGGCCAAATCCACCCGCCATTTGTTCTTGCAGGGATTGATAGTTCTCTCCTTCGTGGGCCTGAAGCCCAAAACCGCCCTGAAGCCCAGTCTGAGTAGAGTAAGGGGTTTGGTTGTCTGTCATCGACGGAACACCCATTTCGTAACTTCCTCCTGAACTCTTTCCTGTTAGGTTTTTTAATGCATCACCCCCGCCGCCTCCGCCAAATCCACCCGTTGCAGCCGCTATACCGACATTAGCTACACCTCCTATAATATTCCCCCAAGCATCTCTCTTCTGCTGCCTAGCTGTCTCTATATTAGAAAGCGCTGTAGCTTTGTCCGATAAGTTCCTGTCATAATCACCTTGAAATAAAGCGCGTTGGTTGATCGTGTTCGCATCCAAAGCTCCCTGCTCTAAATCAGCCAGCTTGCCCATAGCCCCCAGCTCCCGACCAAGGTCTGCTTGCTGAGCCATCATAGTGTTTTGTTGAGCGCGTTGCGAGCTAGCCCCTATACCCCCCATTAAAGCTCTAGGGTCAGAGGCCAAAGCGCCTATCTCCGTAGCTTGAATAGCCTGCATAGGAGAAAGGTCCGTAGGGCGGATCCCCGCAGTAGCCAAATCTCTCTGGGCTTGCGAGATAGTCATCTGTTCGTCTTCGAGCGACTTACGTGCTTTAGCCGCACCAGCGATAGCGTCATCACGAAAACCTTCTTGTCTTTTTATCTCGTTCTTCGACCCAAAAAGATCCGCAACGCCGCCCACTATACCCGCAGCACCCGCAATACCACCGCCTCCAGGTATCATTCCAGGGATGGGTTTTCCAAACCGATCCGTGCCACCTCCTGATGGGTTAACACCGCTGAGGAAACTACTCCAATCAAACGTCCCTCCGCTATTGTATTTCTTTACTTTACCCATGATCTAGCAAATTTAAGTATTTTGAGTTAAACGAGCGTCAAGCTTAGAAAACTCGTAATCTACGTTGATTGCGTGAAGCTCTAAAGGTTCGGTGGTCGTTGTTGTTATTTTAGTTCTTAAGTACGGCCCTCGCATCGAATCCCCGTTTACGCTGGCAGGGGAGACGAAAGCTAAACTAGAACCATTGAGAGCTCCCTCAGCAAAATCATAGATATTATTCTGATCGAAAGTAGAGTCAGATACATCAACCAGAACAACAAGTACGTTCCCTTCTAATATCGAGTGCGCGTACATCTTAAGACTAACGGGAACACCAGGCACCGAAGGGTCTTGAAGTTCTCCGTCTTGACTTGAATATATTCTAACATTAAGAGATTCACTTACAGGCAAGCTAATCGGCGAATCAAAATAAAACATAGCGTAAACATGATCCTCAAGGGCTGCGGTTAACCCCTCTAAAAGATTCACAGACTGTTCGTTATTAGGAAGAGTCATGTCTCCTATATAAGGAACTATATTAGAAGAAGAGTTGATAGAAGAGCGCGGTGTGTCAGCGTACTTATACCCCTCTTTAGAGATAAAAGAGTCGATAGATCCTTCTTGCCTTTCGTTGCCTGTATACTCGTCGTTCGTAAACACCTCTGCTGTCCATTCGTTCTCATTGGTCTCTATAGAGATAGATTTAAAAATCTTTACAGCCGAAGGATCCTGATTGGCAGCCACTTCTATAGAGGCTCCAGACCCTTCACCATAAAACGTGCAACGCTTGGGGTTTACGTCGTGCTCCCACACCCCCTCCCCGTCCTTAGAAGAGATAAAGAAGTTGTCTGTACTCGCATAACAAGTAGGCTCGAAGCTGTACCTCGTGCTCCATGCGTTGTATCTATTTGAGTATGCTATCGTCATTATAGGTTTCGGTTATTCAAAAGACTGCGGAGGAGTATAACCACACTGGAGGCTATTTTCTTCTATTATTTGATTGTACGTGCCTCCCGATCCGTCGGCGTATACACCCCATTGACTGGTTCCTTCACAATACACGCTCTGTAGCGTACCAGCTGCGGGGTCTTTTAGTTTATCGCCCTCATCATAATCCAATTCATAAGCAGCTAAGAGGTCTAACAGGTCCGTCACAGCGACAGCACCGTCAGAATTTACGTCTGCCAAAACAACACTATTGCTTGCCTGACTCCTTAGTTCATTGAACTGGGCTAGCGTCATTTGTTCGGCAAGAGCCGCGAATTTAGTATTATCTGGTCTAGCTAAAAACTCTTGAACTAAATCTAAAATAGGAATGGCAGTTAAAGCAACTGCGTCGCCATCGTCGTCTTCCCCACCACCGCCGTCACCATCTTCTTCATCAGGTGCTGGACCTCCTCCACCGCCTTCATCCGTATCCTCCGTACCTGTAGGGGCGACAGTCCCACTAGGTTGTTCGGTTACTTCTACGCCTGTTGTTGTTTTATCTTCAAGGCTAACCACTGTAATCAAGTACTCCTCTTTTACAGGGTCGTAGCCTCCAATCACCCTAACGTGCTGATTATCAGGCACATCGGCGAGTGCGTCCTTAAACATATTTCTAAATAGCGACGCCACCTGAAGATCGGAAACAGCCTTAACGCCCCCATTTATATCAAATCTATATATCTTACCCAAGGACTTATTGGCGAAAAATACCGCATCCTCGATATCCGCCACAGACGACGGATCGTTATCGCAGCCGCTCTCCCCAGGATAATGTATCACCTCCCCAAGAATATTTCTAGAGGCTATAATACTAGAGGACCCCTTCACGTCAGCCAATAAGCTTCTGTTTACGGGAATTCTACTCACTTTGTTTTCTTGTATAGCAAGGATAGAGTCGGACTGGTCTGATATATAGTTAATGCTCCCGTGCTTTTCTGATAGGTCTTTAAAGTTAGCCAAGGAGTTGTTAAAAGAAGAGTAGTTAACTTTTTTAGACTCTGGGTTACTAGGGTCTGAGTACGTTATCGTTGCTTCTCTAATCGTCTCTAAAGCGTCTTCGAGAATAGCGTTGGGCCTTCCTATCAAAGAGCTATCAGCTCTAAACAAATCAGTAGCCGTATTAGACTCTAAGTAATAGCTTTTAAAGTTAGGTGTAGGGTCGGTATCCTCTCCGTCATTTTGTGTTATAAGGTCATTGAAATCAGGCTGGTCTCTCACGTTAAGAGGGATCCTTCTAAACCATACATCCCCTTTATTTAGAGTTATAGGGTTCGATCCGTGAAGCCTCTGACCAGGAAAGTCCGAAGATTCGTTACCAATAACCACGTCATACGTGTCTCCTATCTCATAATAAAGCCTCTTATCGAGATCTATTTCCTTAAAAGGGCTTCTAAGCTCTATGATGCAATTATCCCCCCATCTATCGCTCCCCGAAAGAACCTCTGTGTATGTAAACCCAACCGCGTCTGGGTTGTTTCTAACAATAACAAAGTCGCCCATCTGGTTTTCTTCAGGGTCATTAGACAGAGGATTATCATCTTCCCCAAGCTTTACTTGCCCGACAACCTCTAATTCATATTTATTATAAAACTCCCTCTCTTCTCCGTTAAAAGCAGAGATAACGATAAGTTTATCTCCCTCTTCAAACTTATAGAAGTTTAACCCTCCTTCTGGGGTTCTTGCTCCAAATGAACTAACGTATGACAAGGAATGACCCTGTAAGTAATTTAAAGAGACGTATATATTCCCGTGCTCTGGAACCACCTCTTGTTGTATCTCCGAAGCAAAAGCACCCCCAGAAGTGTACTGAACAAAATCCTTTACGCTAGTATTTTTAGCGTACACTATCTTATAGTAATGAGCCCACTCTGGCGGAGCGTGATCGAGCCGAAGTTTAACCGATACGCGGCCTCCCTCTAGAACATCCTCATCCGTGTGCTCAGCCCTCCCTTGAGACGAATAGTCAGGAACAAACACTGTTTTCAAGTGATTTACAAATCCATGTCTACCTCTCTCGTCGTAATATACCACGCCAAAGTCGTGATTAGCATTTGACTTAAAGGTCCTGCTAAAATCGGTTTCAATATCGAAGTTAAATGCGCTACTCAAAACCTCCACAAAGGACTGAAGGGGCTTGAAGTTCACAGAACTTGCGTCTAGCGCATCCCCGTCATCCTCTTTAAAAGGAACAGGGTATGGCATTGTGGAGTCGTACCCTTCATTTTCATTTATCTCTTTAACAATCAAAGGAAGTGCCGTCTGGTTATCTACACCATTGCTTAGCATAGTTGTTTTAAAATCAATCCTTCCTCTAAAAAACGTAGTTTGATCTTGCGTTCCGTATGCCACATTGGGTAACCCGTCCCCTTCTCCTTCGTTATCTGGAACTAAAAGAGGAGTACACAATACAGAACCTTGATCGAAAAGCTTTATGTCGTCGTAAGGGTTGCCGCCCCCACCTCTAGACACCCCTCCTCCAGGTCCACCTTCGCCGTCCATCAAGCATATTCCAGGTACCTCTGGGTCAAAAATAGAGTTCGGATCAGCGATATACCCTATTTGATTTACCCAATACTGCTGAAATACAGGGATATTATACTCGGAGGGCTCAATAGTAACAATAGGATCTAGCACGGTTCCTCCTACAGTGGTAACGTCAACCTGAGGCGAAAATGCCCACACTCCGAATACCTCCTCTGGAGAATAGGCGATTTCGTTATTATCGGGATTGACAACAGCGGGGTATCCGTTATCCGCAAAAAAGGAGGAAATATCGTCAAAATCAGGATCTGATAGGGTTGCTTTAGTGATCACAAGCCAATCCAAAGGATATCCCTCTAGAGAAGATTGTGACGGGCCTCCAATATAGCTTGGTAACGGAGACTCCCCGTCAGGCACAAAGTTAAAAGCGCTTCTAAGACACGTATGAACCTCAGGGTCATCCCCTATGCTCTTTAACTTAAAGACAAAAGACGCCGTACCAAATGGTCTAGAATTAAATTCGTCACCAGGACCTATCTGCTCGTTCTTGGCGACCTCTAAACCAAAGACAGGGGTGGCTTTGTTTATTATAACATGACCATGAGGCGCACCAGAGAGTTGGGATTTGCCGCCAACAGGCATTATTAGCCTGGACTTAGAGTCGCTATTAGATTTTCCTACGTAATCCTGCTTTATCTTGTCTCCGTCCCCAAGTCCGAGGTTTATATCATAAGAGCTCTCTAACTTACTTTCGGTTATACTAAAAGCCGCATTCCCTCCGTCTCCCCCGCTAAAAGCGCTCTCAAGAAAACTACCCACCGCTATAGGAAAATTATCGTCTATATCTTGGTTAACAGTAAACTTCACGGAAAACGTAATAGCACCGCCCGCAAGTATTAGAGGGGACCCCGCGCTAGATCCTATTTTTACGGCGAATGGGTCCGATTGAACCGAAGAAAAATTTTGCGAATTTAGAGCAGGTGTAAACTGGGGAGCCCACATGTTTGATGCTGAGTCAACACCACTTGAATCTTCGTTCACGAGCACTGCCCCCCAGCAGGAAAAATCATTATCAATCAGATGTACTGATCCCGCCTCCTCAGGAGAGGTTATCCTATAAAGATCCTCTTCGTTTACCGAATCAAATAGAACATTTGGATTTACCTGCTTTAGAAACCCTACTTGATGCGACTGATGATAAGATCCGTCACAGTTGTATAGGTGCCAGTTTCTGTCTGGGGAAAAAGAGAGCTTAACCTCGAAATTTCCTCCTGCCGAAATAGAAGAGGGGAGGTGCCTACAGTCTAGAAAGAAACCAGCAGACTTACGTGTGGTTGCCGTGCTTTGCACTTGATCTTGATGAACCCCAATACTAGGACGAACCTTTATATTGAAGTCCACAAAATCTTGGGGCCTTTCGGAGTACGTAAGGGTGGCTGTACAGGAGGTTTGTACGTTATCAAACCCATCTAAATAGTTCCCGTACATCATCCTATTGGATGAGGTTGTTTGGCCTTGGGCCTTTCTAGGTACAGAATCGAACTGCTTATTTACTTCGTCCGTACTTACTCCCGTTACAATTCTGTCATTGTAAAAGCTATACTCTAAATCGCCTGGAGTGTTGTCTATTTCATCGACAACCAAAAAACTCCCTGTGTTGCCCTGCCTAGCAACAATACGAACAGATTCAATTTCTGGTCCTTGAGAGGGGATGGTTAGAACACATTCGTTTACCGCTTCATGGTTTGGATTTGGTGAAGCCCCTTGATTAATTACAGAGGGAGGGAAGGCTATATCTGAATAGCATGAGATAGCCGACTCTATACCGTCTTTATATATGTTCTGATAAGCAAACTGGAACCCTGGAACACCCAAAAAGTTATTTGTTGGTTTAGACGTATCGGCCCTGAAGAAAAAAGAAATAGGCTTGATAGGTGTCTTAGGACAAGCTGTAATAAAATCTGCCTCGGCATATATATCCTCTTCGCCGTGTATTGCTGACCCATTAGCCAAAAGAGCTCTGTATGCGTTTATCTTACGGGGCTCGTTTGTATTATCTGTAAAATAAATAAGAGTGTCTTTATCAAAGTCAACACCCAGCTCGCCGAAGGCCGCCGCCACCCCTTCCGTTCTGGCATTGCTATAAACAATATCACCCTTCACAAAGCCATCCTGCGGAAAGTTAAACTGTGCGCTCTTGTATATAAGGCGTAGGCTGTTCGTTTCGGAATTTGGGAGCCGACCTAGAGGATCGTAAGCCCAGACACCCTGCTCAGCAGCTGTTTCGCTGTAAACAAACAGATAAACCAAACTGGTCTTCTTGTCCTCAACTTTACCTATAACCCTAGCGTCGTTAGGTAGAGCTTCTGCTTCTGTAACCTTGCGGTTCCCCTTGATATTCTTAAGGACCCCCATATCCCCATCACCACCGCTACCCCCTGTGTCTCCAGAGTAGAGGTTCAGCGCGTCGAGCATAGCCGTCTTCTTGACGAGCTTGCTATCCGAGTCAGCATCTAGCTGCCTAGGTGTAAGTTTATCTATAGGCATTAATACTTAGGTGCCTGTTGGAAGTTCTTGCGAATGGTCTTCAGGGCTTCTTCTTTAGAGAAGTTGCTTAGTCGAGCGTTCGCTTTGCGTCTCTCGTTATAGTACTCAGACCTGGCACGAGCCTTCTCGTTAGCAGGCACTGTAGATTTTCTCTCAATAATTTTGTAGTACATATACGTCCTAAGGGCCTCCTCGGCATATACGTGTACTTCTGGGTCTGTAGACCTAGCCTCATCAGCGACGTACTCCATAACAACCTCTGAGTACCCGCTATTGGCCTCTATCTCAATTCTGTTCTGATCCAGGTTCAGTCTGTACTCCCCCGCTAGATGACCCCCTCCTACACCGTATAGGCGACCTGGACCCCCTTGGGCCATGTAATTGTCAAAGACGTATGAACCAGCATCGGGACTTGAATTACCAGAACCAGAAGTAGCTGTCTTAGAGTCCTCCCTATCAAGAATTAAGTTGGCATTAATATTCATTGGACCCGTCGAACTATCAGTCGTATAAACGGTGTCGTCCGTTGTCGAGCCGTCTGCCGTAGTATCTTGTAATATTCGTCTAGAATAGTTGATGTTCTTGTTGTTACCAAAAACCCTAATAATACCATCGGCATCAACGATACCTACTTTAAGCAGATCAACAAAATCGTCTGGCAAAGTGACAGTATCGTTGGACTGAACATCCAGCTTTAGCGACTTGATTTTCTTACCAAGGTCAAACCCTATCTCACGTATACCTCGTAGCGCAAAGTTACGTATAGCCGAATCGGATACGTTACCCGCGTAGTCGTCCCCATCAAGCGTGATGATGAAGTCCTTAATGATCTGGTTAAGTTTTACTTTTACTTGGCTCATTATTCAGATGCTTCTTCTTGTGATGCAAAGGTCTGGATGTTCGGGTCTCGCAGTCTAACACCGAGAAGTTTAGCCATCTCCATAACAACCTCTGTTAAGTAATGCGGCGGAAGCATAAAGTCCCTGCAATTGCTAGTAGGTAACTCAATCAGGTCGTCCCCGTTAAAGCCCACGACTTCAAAGTCGTAGAATGGGGATCCGAGAGAAATATTCCCGTCAGAATCAAACGATGATGGTTTGGCGTAGTACGTAAGAATTGCAATTTCAACTTCGTCTGGAAATATCTCTATGTCTTTTGTGGACACCAAAGCAACAGGGAAGTTAGAGGTAGGGGCAGACAGATTACTACCCACAATCCTGTCCATCTTCTCTGGATCATAAACCAGTTCGCAGGTCACTCGATCTTCTACCACCCCGCCTTCGGTGGGATCGACAAAGCTGTCTACTGTAAGGGAAATTATCTTAGATAAATTCGTGGGCTTTGCAAACAAAGACCCGCTATTAAACAACTCCTTCTTTCTGATAAAAAAAGCAAGATCCTCTAAGCGCTGCTTACGAACCGACTTATCTCGACCTGGGTCAAAGCTCTGCCGACCTAACTTCTTAGCGCCTACAAGCTCCGTAAAAAGCTCGTTGTATATATTCATCTGAGCTAAAGCCGCGAAAGAGTTAAACACCTGTGGGGTGACAAATCCTTTCTGCTCTTTATTCGTCAGATCTTTTAAGGCATTGTATACCTGTAATACGCTTACCATATCGCAAATATACGAAAAAGAAAAAGCCGCTAAAGAGCGGCCTTTTCTAACGATATGATGTACCTGCTATCCTAGTTTCATTAGGCGTTCCTCTAGCGCTGTAAGCACAGAAGCGCCCTTCTCTGTAAGGCAGAACCGAACCATAACGTCCATAGAATCCTGTCCTACAGGGGTAGAGACGATAAGGCTGTTCGAGTCAAACCAATACGCTCCGTCATTTCTGAGATTAATAATCTGATAATCAGAAGCTTGCTGAATAAGAGAGCGGGATTTAACCTGTGGGGAGTCAAAAGACTCAATAAAGTCCTTAGGCTTGTTCTTAGCGATTCTAAGGAGGTTAAACCGTATCTCTGATACAGGGGTATTAATATTGATATTGAAGTACATAGCGATAGGCAAGAGTGCCTGTACGTCGCTGTCGCGCACCAAAGAGATGGCGTCAGTGACCAAGAACTCTCTTTCAAGCTCTTTTTCAGCGTCTCTCTTCTTATTGACCTCGCGGAAGACACTACCTCCGTTAGCCATATTCTGCGGATGCAACTCCATAAACCGTCTTAGGTTAGGCTTATCCTTAGGAACAAACAGCTTACCCTCTCTAAAGGCTACGGACTGCCGTGTAGCTTTATCTCCCTGCTCATCCGACCATACGGACGGCTCGTTAGGACAATAGCGGATCTCACGAACCGTATCTTTCTCCTTGTCGTAGACAGTGACGCCCTTCTGAGGGAGCATAAAGACTACGCCCGCCGCTTTAGGGATCTCGTACTCTTTGTGTTCGTCTGGAGACTCTTTACGCTTGATAGCTGGTCTCTTTCTAACTGGGGCGGCAGCTACTGGAGCTGGAGCCACGGCCTTGGGCCGCCCTGGGGCTCTTTTGACTTTTTGTGTCATGTTAAATATAAATTAAAATTAAACTCTGTACGTCTCAAACATCTGTACGGCTATATCCCTTGAAAGGGTGTCGCCTATATCTTTAGCTACAACTCCAAATCTAGCAATTCGCATCTGCTGCCAAGGGTCTTGATCTTGCCCTATAACCATGCCGAAATTATCTATATTCAGCTTCCCGTCTGTATCTAGCCCTGGGGCCTTTGTGGCGACCACCTCACCCTTTCTGTCGTAAACCACAATTTCTCTGTCTTTTGTTCTCCTTATGACAAAACAATGAAGGTTATCTTCGGAGGTCAGAAGAGGTTCTTTTACATCTGCCTCAGTATAACCAGCGGTTAACGCATCGCCCAAACTGACAGGCGTCATTGGGAATCTCTCTTGCTTAAAAGGAAAAGTAGATCTTATCGCTTTAAATTTAGTAGAAGGGAAAGTAGATGAGTTTTGATGGCTGATCTCAAATTCATCCCCTAAGGAGTCTCTAGGGAATAGACCCTTTGCTTCTGTAGAAGAAGCTGAATCGCCATCATATATGGGCTGGGTTAGGGCGTTAGGAGGGATAACAACAGTAGCGTATATAGTGTAGTCGTTATCAATATTAATATCTTCAAACTCCAATTTAGCTGGCCTAAACCCTCCGCTCCCATCAGAGTTGCCAAGGAAATCATTAAGACGCAGATACCCCACTAGAGAGTTTCCAGTGAGCTCAAAACTAATTATATCGTTAGGACGAAGCCCCCCTCCTTCATCATTCACAAGCATCTGAGTTACAACATGGCTAGCATTTGTAGTTATATCATCAAAAGAAGGCAGCTGTATAAGCTCTAATGTTCTAGCAACAGAATAATAAACACCCTGCCTTATTAGGCGCATCGTAGCCGCGTCAGACGTCCCACCTGAAGACCCCCCCTCATCCGTATTAAAGGTTCCAGCTGTCCCTGCCGAAACATTAGTGTTTTCTATAAGCTTACCCGCTGCCAGGTCTATGGTTTTTGTTGAACAAGCAGCATCAGGAGCAGCTACTATAGGGGAAATCTTTGTACTACCTGAAGTTATAGAAGCGTTCTTAGTAGAACCACCAGTAGCTTTAGAGTGATTAGCCATAGAAGCTATATCCGATCTAGCGACTCCTAATGCCGTATGAGAGAAGTCTATAATTGGCAAGTTAGCTAATGACAAGAAATCCAATCCGTCAAGAATTGTCAGGTTGTTGGTTTTCTGAATAGCGGCGTTACCCGTTACCCCTCTTCTCACAGGACGTGACCTTATAAAGGCATCGACAGATGCCTCTACTTCCGTCTGCCTAAATGTATTACGCTCCCCCGTAGCATCGAAGCGCATAAAGTTATTCGGAGTATCTCTATTAATGAAGTTGATGACAGCTTCCATAAGCTCGTCCTCTTCACCAACGGCACACGCTACAGACACCTTTGTTTTTTCAAACGACTCCCCTTCTCGCAGGCTGTTCTCTTCGAACAGAGAGGTGTCGTTAAAGAAGATACTAATAGAACCTTCTATACCAGCCATATAAGAAACGCTAGAAGCGGGAATAGCTACAAGGCTAAGCCCTTTCCCATTGTCGGAAAAAACCTCTGAATCCTTATTAGGACTGTCTCTTTTGAATAAGAAAAACTTCCCGTTCATTGAATTGAATTATCTACAAATATACTCAAAATATTAAGCATCTAGCGTGATGGCACAAGCGGTAATGTCTGGATCTAGGTATATGCTGTTCACGTCGTCTGCGACAATAACAACATTGTCTTCGTTGTGGGTTATAGCATCGGCTATATTAGTCATAACCGACTTCTCCGTATCAGCCGTTATAGTCAACGTAACGAAGTCCAAAGACGCTGATTGTCCTGTACCTAGCGAACCTGGCGAGAACTTCAGTACTAGGGCCGCGTTAGACGCGCAAGTAATTGCTATGAGCTTGTCTACGGGATAGGTGGCTGCGTCGTCAGCATCGTCTATAAACTGTAGGAATTTAGCCATGATGCAAATATACTAAAAAGAAAAAGGCCCCCGAAGGAGCCTTTCTCGTAGTAGTGTTCTTAGTTATTACTGTCCAATAACTAAGTAGCCTAGAGATCCCACACAAGTACCACTAGCAGTAATAGTAAAAGCAGTAGTTGCACTAGCAAGAGCATCTACCTCTACTAAAACAGCACCTGAAGCGTTTACATTTTGAGCGCCAGTAAGCAATACTATTGGTGCGTTGTCATAAGCATTAGCATAAGTGACAACAACAGTGTCACCATCAGCCCATGTGTCTGCAAACGTAATGGTTCCAGCAACATCATCTCCAACTAAAGTAGCAGACCCATCTCCAGCTGTTGTTGCAGCAAGAGAAGCGCTACCTCCGTTAGAAACTAAATGCTTAGTCACATTACATGTTGCCACATTTAATTTTGAAAGAATTAATTCATTCATATTTTCTAATTTTTGTTTTTTTTAAAAGTTAAAGTGTAAAAGTAGGGCCGAAGCCCCCTTTCACGTTTTAGTTAGTGTTAGATGTCGCAGCTGTAATACCGTTTAAATACACGCCGTCAACTCCATCCGCTACGGTAGACATAGGTGTTTTCCCGTAGTTGATCTCATGAACTATAGCCTTAATAGCGGCTTTTGTGTTTGCATTAGTAGTTACAACCAATATCTCACCAGCGTTGTCAGTCACATCCAAACCTGCAAAAAAGATTTTAAGTTCGGTAGCGTGAGCTTTGCTTATAGCAATAACCTCTCTAGCTGGAAGTGCCAGCATATCGGATGCAGAGACTCTGCAAAAAAGTAGTTTATTTTCCATAATTATTAGTCGTCTAAGGTTATTGCACAAGAGCCAGAAGTAGCCGTCATAGATGAGTGAATTGCTTCAGCGTTTTGAGCGTCCAGAACCACAATAAATGGATCCGCAGAATTAAGCATTGCGTCGGCTATAGCCTCAACAACAACTTTACAATCTCCACTCGTTACGTTTGAAATAGCAACATCACCGCTATGATCATCGGCACCACCGCCACCTGCGCCAATGCTATCAAAATAGATAGAAAACGCAGTAGCGCTAGTTACGTCAATACCAGCTACTCGGTCTACTGGAACGGCTAAGGCAGCTGTGCCATCACCGTCAGCTTCAAAATATAAAAATCGTCTCATAATTTCTTAAGTTTTAAAAGTTAGTAATCAATGATTAACCAACGATTAACCCTTAATCATTACGTGTTGATTCGCAGCTCTAACACACAAAGCAACTTCTGATCTGTAGTGGAAGACCGCTTGGTCAGTTCCTACATCACCGTTGTTAGTGTGTCCTAAAACGCCACCACCAGTTACCCAGTGATCCATCTCGCGAGAGTAGCCGTTAGCCTCTTTGTAGTACATAGCCAAAGACGGAGCCTTCATGCCTGAACGTGCGTCAGTAACCTGCGACATAGGAACCATAGCCCCTTGTACGTAGTTAGATGCCCCCAACAAAGTAGGATCGTTCAACAGCTTCCAATCGTGCTTGTGGAAAGTATACCCTCCACGAGTAAACGACTTAAAGCCAAGCTTAACAGCCATGTCAGAATCGTTGTTGAAAGCACCGAACTGTCCTGGCAAACCAGCAGTAACGCCAGTAGAGATACCAGAAGCGAGCATGTCGTCGATAGCCAAGTCTTGCTTTCTGTTTACGTACATAGCGTACTCAGATGGCGCTCCTTGCTTATCAAGCTCGATAATGATGTCGTCAAACTCTGCGAATGAATCGAGCGGGTTAGCGTTAGCGTTGCTCACTTGAATTCCGCGATCCTCGATAGCCGAGAAGTAACCTTCAGAACCAGCAATTACGTTATCCAGAGCGGTATCAGAACCGCTCGTAGCCATCTTCTCGCCGAAGAGCATCATCATCTCACGCTGGTCTTCAAAACGCTTACGCGCCTCTTGCTCAGCATACATGAACCAGCGGTATTCACCGCCACCTACGTTCACCCATCCGATGTTTGTTGCTTGTGAACCGTTCACTTCGTGACGGCCCTTAACAATCATAAATGGATTCTTGTAGCGCTCGATATCGGTCTCGCGGAAAGCAGTTGGTTGGTTCGTTCCTTGAGCATACATATTACCCAAAACAACCAAAGTGCCTCCACTCGTAGCATCAATATCAGCAGCCGCAACATCTGTTCCGTCAAGCTTTAGCAAGACAACATTAACACTAGATCCCGTGCCAAATCCACCAGACTTAACAATAAATCGGACCCCGCTAGTAGCGTCCATAAGAACATCATTTGCTTGACATCCTGCTGTTACAGCAGCATCGGTAATAGTCACGAAGTCAGAGCCTGAGGCGTCGATAGTAGTGTTTCCGCCAGTGTAGGCGAGGGTTTTGTGCCGTCTTCCTGTTTCGTACCAGTCGATCTGATCAGAGGCACCACCAGCGTTAATAGCGCCAGTTAATTTTAAAAATCCAGTAATACCTTGATCGCCATAAGTTTCAACGAGATCAGGCATAACCTCATCTTTTGTTGCCTTAATCAGTGTATCAACGGTAGTATAGGATTCGGGCGTGATTCTATAGTTAGAACCCGCCGTGTCTAGATTAGGGATATCAGTACCCCTAGTAGAACCTAAAGTAGCCATAATTTATATTTTTTTTAAAAGTTATTAAAACTCATCTTGTTATTTTTCGAGATGAGCTGTCTCACTTGGTCTGCAAGTGGAGACGTTTGATTATTTTGACTTCCCTGTTGAGGGGACTGAGTAGAGATATTAGCCGCTGTATTTACAAGCGTCTTCTGACCATCACCCAAGCCTTGAGTGTATACCGACTTGATAATCTTGTCGATGTTGTCAACTAAAGCCACATGCGTAGACAGGGATTCATAATCCCAGCTCCCGTCATCCCTTACATAGGAGTCGAAGTACTCGTTAAGACGAGCGTTTTTTGTTTTTAATTGCGACTTGTAGTTGTCGTCTAAGCCGAATTCAAAAGTCTTCTCTCCACCCAGGTCAAACTCTAGACCTTCAATGGAATCGACTTCTCTCGACATATCTGACACCCATTTGTCATCAAAAACAGATCCAGGGGCAGCTTGCTCGGTGTCGGGGGCGGAGTACTTTTGTCTAATCTGCTCCACACCTTCACGGGCTTTTTGTCCGTCAATCTTAAGTTGCAATTGAGAAAGCTTTAGCTCGGCCTCATCGTGGAGGTCGGCGTCTAGCTTGTATTTGCTTTTCGTTAAAAGGTCCAACTCCTCATAAGACAGGTTTGGGTACTCGTTAGCCATTTGAACTCTAACCGCAGTCATATCATCCATACTCTCTGGATTTAACGACTGATACCTAAACCAATCCTCTGGCGCACGGCCCGTATCCTCTACGAACTGCGCTATGGCTTGGACTCTTTCATCTAAAGCGTTTGCCTCAGCTTGCTGGGTAGCAGACAGATCATCAAGCGATGTAACCTCCCGTCCGAGCTTTTCGCTCAGGAAGCTCATAACCGCCGTCTCGACCTCGTCGTCTGAATACCCTTGTTGTGTATTTGTTTCGGGTTCGGCAGTCTCTCGCTGAACCTCGTTAGTACCTTGTTGTTGTGGCTCCCCTGGCGCTTCTTGCGCGGGAGCTTCTTCAGCGGGGAGACCTTCTACAACCGATCCTGTTGGGGGTGCTTGACCACCCATGATCGTTTCGTTTGAAGGCTGTTCACCTGCTGACTCTTGTTGAGGCGCATCGGCCTGTATAGAAGCAGCAAGATCCTCAGGGCTACTGAAGATCTCTGCTTTCTCAAAAGTTTCGTTTTGATTATTATCCATTAAATTAAATTAAGTTGTGTTTTATTCAATACTCGAAGTATAGAATTATATCAATCGCATCAGTTGCGCTAAAATTTGGAGCCGTACTAACAGACTGTATAACCCCGCTTACATACATTGGAGTAGACGACTTAGGATCACTTTGATATTCTTCGTCTGGACCTACACTTGTTAAGACAATAGGCTGCATTCCTCCTTCTTCACTTCCATCTACATCACCATAAGTAGATAAAGGCTTAAAAACGGCGCTATCAATTTCTCCTACTGGATCTCCCGTTCCAATTTGACAAGCCCCTATAAGTTGATTTAACTTAAGATTAGCGTTGCTAATATTTGCGGTTTCGTTGATTGTGCCTAAATCAGCTTTATTTCTCTGCATAAAGTACAGCACAACAGCGTCTGCTACAAGGTCTTTTTCGTAGTCTATAACTAATCCACCAATTAGCTTGCAAGATCTGTGAGGCAAGGAAAACTCTGTATTAACAAATAATACATCTCCGTCTGCATATGCGTCTGTGCTTAATGTTGGTGTTATTTTTACCGTCTTAAATGCCATGTCTTTATTTTATTATGTTCCTGAGCCTCCGAAGATTACAGCAGAGTTGTCGTTTCCAAATACACCGTACTCAATCAGTGAGTCCGCTTTCGTAGCGTGAACAGCGTATGTCTTGTCTGGCGCTAAAGGGATAAAAGCAAATTCGCCACCCCCAATTTTAGCAGAGAAAGCCGTGTCGCTTTCGGTTTCGTTACGTAAGTATACGTAGTTCTCCAGCTCAGGCTCTATATTCTTAATGTATAAGTAAGCCCTGTCATTCTTGTCGTTAGCCAAGTAAACGATCATGTCGTTTGTATCGACAGCCGTACCTTTTACTTTAGCTCTGATAAGGCTACCAGAATCACAAGTAAGGTTGGCTACAACAGAAAGCGTGAGCGGAGACGTAAGTACATCCGCGCTGTTTAATGATAGTGATGCCCGTACTGTAGCCATTATACTGCTTGATAGATTAACATTGATTCTAAAGTCATAGATGTCGCTACGCTAGGCTTTATATAGATGTCTGAAAGAGACTTCGTTCCCGTAACAGTTGTTGCCACCGCTCCCGTTCCGTCACCTGCCGTCGTAGTAACCGCTTCGGTTGTATCAATCTCTAGGTCAGCCCTTGAGGTTCTCGATGTAAAGGTTACTACCGCAGTATCTACCGATGTGGTCCAGTTCGGGTAGTAAGCATTATTAATTTGTGACGCTACGTTAGCTACTGTTGAATTAGCTGCGACAACGGTTACACCATCGAAAGCAAATGTGTCTCCAGCAGCCCATGTATTGGCAACAGTTACAGTAAATGCCTCTTTAGTTCCCGAAGCTGAGTTCCAAGGAATAAAAGCAAAGTCACCTGCATATAATCTCCCTACCTCTGTCAGTCCAGTAATAGACTGGTCAGTAGCATCGTGAGCGCCTGTGGCTCGGTCTCCAGTTAGATATACAGTAAAGTACTCAGAGCTTACAACAGATAAGTTTTTTAGATAAACCTTATGAGACTTATCGTCTGCGTAATCGTCAGAACGATACAAGACGTAAGGGGTTACAGATTCCGTTTCTCTTCTCGCTAACCCAGACGTTGATTGCAACCCGATACCTGTACCAGCCTCTGTAAGGTTGGTAGTGGCAGATATGTTGATAGGGCTGCTCGTAAGATCAGCGCTTGATATAGTTAGTGATGCTGTAGTAGTTGGCATAAGAGGCTATTAGGAGGCTGCTGATTGAGAGAAAACACCATACTCGATAGTAACGCCAGTAGCAATGGTAGTCACCTGAACATCAAGAGTTCCTCCATACGGAATAAACATCCAATCCCCAGGGTAAAGCCTTCCTATAATTACATTACCCTCAAGCTCAACAAGGATGTAGTCGCTTGTTCCAGAGCTTGTGTTTCTAATGTAAACCTTATGGGCTACCGTAGTATCAGCATAGATAGAATCCGCTACAACAACCGTATCGGTTTGTGCAGCAGCATACGTCCTACTGGTGATCCCTGTAAACTCATCCAAGCCAGTAGATGCCCCAGCCTTTGTTAAGGTGGCCGTTTGGGTCATGCTAAAAGGATGACCTGTGATGTCCCCGCTATTAAGAGTGAGTGTTGCTGTTGTCGTTGCCATGTTCTATAAAATTACGATGCTACAGATTGAGAGAAAACGGCGTACTCTACTTTCATTCCAACAGCGCTAGTGTCTATGTCTACGTCTAGAGTTCCGTCATAAGGGAAGAAGCACCAGTCCCCAGGGTAAAGCCTACCCATAAGCACGTTACTCCCTCCAAGCTCAACGGTAACAAAGTCGCTTGTTCCAGTCGAAGAGTTTTTAATATAAACCTTATGAGAAGTTGTGGTATCTACATAGGTTCCGTTAGGGACAATATTGGTTGCTGTTTGAGCGGCAGCATACACTACAGTCGTAACCCCTGTAAACTGATCCAGACCAGTCTCGCTTGCCGCCTTTGTCAAAGTAGCAGTTTTGGTAAGGTTCAGAGGGTCCCCTGTAATGTCAGGGCTGTTAAGTGTTATAGTTGCTGTTGTAGTTGCCATTATTGCCTGTTATCTTCTGCAAATATAGTAATTATTTCTTGGTGGGTTTTTTGTGGCTGACAAGCTTAAATTTAGCCTCTTCTATAGCCCCAGCGTGAGGTGCGTACTCCCCTTTCATAAGGAAGTATCTACCCCGATCCGTCATCCAATGAAACCCATCAGGAGCAGCGACAGCTTTTGTCGCTTGGCTTATATTCAGCTTACCCCCTTTATTTTTCTTTACTGCGTTCATCAGAAAGAGCTCATTAGTATTTCATCTACAACGTCCTGAACATCGCTTTGCGTTGCTTCTATAGCCATCATGATATTCGCCTGGAACCTCTCTTCTTCCTCCCCGTCGTTAAAAACCACGATAGTAGGGACCACAACAATCTTGTGCTCTTTCTGCATATCTGGCCTCACCATGATGTCAATCCTAGAAACCTCACAGTCGCTTAACGTGTCTATCCAGTCCACGCTGTTCTGAGCGTTAAAGGCTGCATTGAACTCTATTACACATATATCGCTTGAGCAAACATCCTTGTTCTCGAAAGAAACAAAAACAACAGTAGAGTATAGAGCAAAAAGACAGAGGGTAATGAGGGTTTTCATGGCAGGGTTAATTTAATTTATCGATCTTATCTTCAATTCTTTTCATGTCGTCTTTTATTTCAGAGACATCTTCTTGTGTAGACATAATCGTTTGTCTGATAAGCTGATCTTTCATGTCGAACTCCATCCTCGTTATCTCTGGGTCTGGTGCGATAGGGAGAGCCTTTGCTTCCGCTATATCAGCCTGAAGGACAAACCACATACTAATAATAGTAGCCATAGCCGCCCCTATCCCCGCTAAAGTCTTAATGCTTACATTAAAACCTAAGTTTTCATTCAACTCCTTGCCCATATTAGATAATTACGTAATTTATACCAAGTGAAAAGTCATGCCATGTCCTGTTCCAATACTTATTGTATTTTCCTTCCAGGAATAACCCTAAACTTTTGTTTACTTTAACCCCAAAGATAAGCCCTCCTGAGTAGTCCATCCATTGCTCTCCGTTATTGAAGTTGTGATAGGAGAACTCATCCTCTAGGTTTAAATGATAGGGCATTACGTTCCCCCAACTGTGAAGCCAAAAGGTTTTTTCGTAGTGATAAAAATCAAACCCAGCAACCACAGAGTATTCTATCTTCTGAGGGAGCTCACTGATCTTCCTGTCTACGTAATCACCTAAGACCTGCGGGATAACCACCTCCTCCCATACCTCTACGCTGTTAGCAACAACCTCCCCTTCAGGGGATAAAAACTCGTTGGTTTCAAAGTCCACATTGTACCCCTCTTGAAGAGCCAGATAAGTATAGTGAATGTTGTTATTAGCTAACAACCAGTCAGATAGCGGATCATACCCATAGGGCATAGAGGCCCGCTGAACCGTCCCGACATTAAAAGAAAACTTCTTACCTAAGTTTATACGAGCCCTTTGAGAGGCTTCGAAGTACTCTACGTCAGCGAACCCGTCTTGCAGGTACTCCACCTTGGCTATAAAGTTCTTACCTACATACCTTAAAAAGTGGTTCTGATTTAAAAACTCCTGCCCTCTTTGACGCATATACGCCCCTTCGAACAGGAACTCAAACCCCTTCACTTTACCTACTGTAGCGGCATCGCTATATGTTTTCTCTTCGCCGCTATAAAATACGTTAGCCCTGTTCTCATATCCAAACCGAGCAATCTTGCGTACACCAGCGGTAAAAGAAAAGTCCATTGGTGTTGACACGATGTCAGACTGAAGTTGTCCTGTATAAACAGAGAACGCGCTCTCATCAGCCACAGAGTTACTGCCCCCTAAAGAGCTGTAAAAAGTAGCGAACTTAAGCGTCTTCTTCAGTAGCTGAGCGTTAGAGCTCAAGCAAAGAAAAGAGAATAAAATGGCTAACGCAACCCTCATACCTCGAACCCGAAATTGAGGATCATAAATCTAACTCTCTTGCACTTCTCGTCTTTAGAACAAAAAAGGCATAGACGAAGTTCGAGGACGGTTAACCGACCCAACCTAAGAGACACTTCATATTTTGCCTTCTTGTTTCCTTTTCCCCAGCTGTTAATCCAATTCATAATTTCATAATTTTTTTGTTAATAGATATACCGTTGTACTCAACGATAACTTGATAGAGCCCTTTAGAGAGCCCTGAGAGGTCTAAAACCTTTTCTGTGGTACTAGACACTACTCGTTGACCAAAGTTGTTGTATACGGCTGTAATGACCTTATACGGACATCTTATGGTTAATGTGTTTTCTACGGGGTTGGGGTAGATCTGTACCCTACCCATGTAATAAGGGATGTCAGCGGGCATGCCTTCTTGGCAGTAGCTGTATATCTCGCCGCAAATATCGTCCCATTCGGATCCGCAGCAGTTAGGGTCCACCTCGATAACCCACGAGTAACAGACATCATTAGCCCAGTAAGGGTCTCCAGGCTCGCCTACGCACCCCGCGTCATATAGGCATAGGCTGTTGTCCGCCGTGTTGGCCTCCTCGTCATAGTTAAAAGCGTTAACGTCAACGCACCCTACTAGCACCTCGATGCAAGAGTCAATATCTACATTGGCTTCAGCGTCGTAGTTAAGAGCATCGGGGTCCGTACAGCCGAACATAGCCACCGTCTCGCAGCTACCGTCATCAAAATCAGCGACATAGCCCTGCTCGTAGTACTCTAAATACCCCGCCTGCATGCACCCTGCATTATAATAACAGCTTCCGTCTTCTGAGTTTACGGCAGGATCATAGTTCTGTGCGTCAGTATCCATACACCCATAAACGTACGGCTCACAGAAGTTATCGCAAGTAGGTGTAGCCACATACCTATAAGGAAACTTCAACAAAGCATCTGTCCAAGGGTTTGTACCCCCGTCTAAAAGCACTCCTTGAGGTCCAGATAGAGAAAACCCACACTGACCAGCCGTAGACTCTGCGTTACCTCCAGTAAAGAAGTACACGCTTACCTCTTCATTGCTATTCAGTTGGAGAGGTATGTCTATTTGGTTCCCATCAATAGGCTGCATCTCATACGGACCATACAAGCTATCCCCTTGTGCCACACCTAACCAGCTTCCAAACCATCCATCCCAACCCCCGTCGATAAGGGTTAGCGTATAATCACAAGAATCCTCCAGCGCCATCGTGTTGCAGTTCTCGTCGTAGTTAAAAGCCTCGGTATCTGTACAGCCTAAAACAACAGGGGTGAGGCAACTACCATCATCTTCAATAGCAAAAGAATTATACTCTAAATAACCCTCGTCAGTACACCCAGTAGAAACAGGTGGGTCACAGTGTGGGACAACAAAAGCGGGGGAGGAAAGCGTATCGTACTGCGTTTCCCCTCCAACGTAGAAAAAGCCGTGATCGCATAAAGACAAAACAACAAAAAAACCGTCAACACCTCCCCAACACGAGCCACACATACCGTCCCCGTAAGTGTCATATATAGTAGCTACAAGGCTATCCCCTTCAGTAGCGCACACGCTAGACATATTAGTATACTGAGCCCCCGTGTAATTCCCACCCCAATTTAAAACCTCCTCTGTCCCGTATACGGATATATCCCAACTAATCTCCTCGAAGTACGTATCAGCGGCAAGGAGGGCAATTATGTTTGTCTGTCCCTCTGGGCAAGCGACAGGCGGCGTATCACATACATCGGGATACATCGCCCAAGGGTTGTAATTCAAAGCCAATTCATCCATGCACCCGTATATAGGTATCTCACACGGGTCAACTACAAAGGGAATGGTAAGTAGGGGCGAATCGAAATCACCTACGTATTCATCCAGCCCACACGTATTGGTTAGACTAAACCACCCTTCCCCGAAATTGCAGCATATTCCATCCCCATACGAGTCGTACATAGCAAAAAGATAACTGCCCACACTTAAGGTGACTACAGTCTCTGTTAAAGAATTGCTAGTAAACGGGTCTGAAGTCTCTATAATTTCTCCGCTGATAGAAGAGAAAATCTTCCAGCTTGTCTCGCCTGCGTACTGATCGGTTTGCACCGAGACGTTCACCCACCCGCTCTGTCCAAGAACGAGACATGGGATAAAAGAAAAAAGGAGCAGCAGGCATGACTTTGTTATTCCCATACTGCAAAGGTAATAAAAACAAATTATGGTCTTATCCCGTACTCACCCGCAGGTACGACAATAGTTTTTGTTCCGCCCCCGTTAGCCGCTATCTCGTCAGCATCGTTTAAGATGTACTTAATAGTAGTATCAGAGGCATACACCCTTGTGTTGTACGTAGCTTGGTATTTGCCGTTTCCTAGCAAAGGACACTCCTCTAGCTTGTCTTCGTTAAACTTAAAAGAAGCTATAGGGAGGTTGTCGTCGGTCCACCGAGTGGACAGGTCATCTTCAGAAGATATTTCTACTGTGTATAAAGCCATTGTATTATGAATTAAAAGCAGCATATACGCCAGATATTGCTGTAGTGCCAAGCCAAGGGGCTATAGCATTACATGTCTGTCCAGAGTTTTGTACTATACCCTGCCGATTGTATACATCGGTGCTTCCTGTAATAAAAGATGCCGCTGTATTGACGGTGGTTCCATAGTTTTGGACTCCAAAAACGTATAGCTTATTGTTGTTTATCGCGGCCCATACATAATCTGATTGGCTAGTCGCATGCCTAGCGCATTTAATAGCAGTAAACTGATCGCTACCTCCAAAAGAACCGAGAGTTCCCGCCGACGCAGTACCGCTAGTTTTTACATGGTAGCCAGACTTAGCATCAACAGTTGTGCCGCTCCCTGTACCCCAAGTAGCCTCCCCCGCAAACCACACCTCGCCGCTAGTGTTTATTAACATAGTTTTGTCATCCGAGCAAGACCCGCTCACCCAGCTCGTCCCAAACGTTCCGCTACCATCTATCTTCCCTGACTGAGTAAAAGAAGTTACATCAGAGGTTGAGTTATTTCCAAACCGCTCGTCGCCGCCATCGCCCGTTACATACAGCTTCCCCGCTAAAATAGCTATAGTGTGGTTATACCCCGCTTCAACAAAAGTCCAGTCTTCACCAGCGTCAGCCGCCACCCTTTCTGTCCACGAGGTATCGTCGCCAGACGTATCCCCCGAACCGCACTTACCGTCCCTATTTTCTCCTGTCGTTAGCAGCGATCTATCCCCCGAAGCGCCTTTAATAGCGGCGCTGTGGTTATCCCCCGCAGAAACAGCAAACCAATCGGTATCGCTCCCTATCTGCGTTAGCGTTGTTACATCGGTGGTATTCCCCGTTCCTAGCTGACCGTCACCGTTCTCTCCAACGACAAAGAGCTTGCCCGCGTTAATAGCTAAAATAAAGTCACTACCACAGGATACATCCGTCCACGCTGTGTCATCACTAACCCCTGTGACAGAAGTTGCTTGCGTTAACGTGGCGGCACTCGATGATTGGTGCACATAGTTTGTGCTATAACTGTACATCCACAGCTTCCCATCGGTATCGATACCCGCGAATACGTATTTACTAGCATCTAGCTTGCTCCAGTTTTTTGCGCTTACTTGATCTATAGCGAACTGCCCGTCTTTATCGCTAGAATAATTTACAACCACCTCCGCATGCCAACTATATAATCCAGATAAAGGTTCACCTGCGTTCTTAGCGGTACCATAATGAATTAATCCCGTTGTAGGTACCGTTTCTGTGTATGTCCCTGAGTCGGCTACAGGATTATATGCTCCTCCAGCAGCGATATCCTGTCCGTTTATTGATGCTATGTTTCCCACGTCTATTCCGTTATATGATGATATGTCTGGCATTATGCAAGAACGATAAAGTCGTTAGATGGGTTGAACCAAATTTGGCCGTCGCTGCTGTCTAAGCAGTATCCAACTACTCTTACTATATCTCCTGTGGCGGAAGGGGCTGTGCTTGTAATATCCCCTGCTGTAGTAGAGATATAAAGCTCATCAGCTATAGTTCCAGGGTCATGGTCTAAAGTAAACATACCGCGTAACAACATGCCATCGACATCTGGGTCGGTACCTAAAGCCATAGCTAAAAGCACTCCTCCAGAAGTGGCTACTGCGTCAGCATCTGTAGCTGCCCAAGTGCCGTCTGCCTTAAGATAGCAAAGCTCCCCAGCCGTTGTGCTACCTGTTCCAATTTTTATAATATCTCCTTGAGCTTCAAAATGCGTATCGCTTCCTTTAGCGTATAAGTGTCCTTTCGTTGGAGCTATTAGCTCTGAGAAGGTTTTAGCGCCTGAGAAGGTTTGAGTACCCGATAAATGAGCTGTATCAGCATCTAGATAAGCGCTAGCTACAGCCGTACCTTGCCAAACTCCAGTTCCAATAGTTCCTACTGTAGCAATACTTGCGTGACCAGCGACAGGACTTAACACAGAGGCGATAGCTGTACCACCGATTGTTATAGCGTCAGCCTCTAGAGTACCATCGAAATACCCATCTTTAAACTCTAAATCGTCTGTACCTAAATCTACAATAGCGTTTGTGGTTGGTGTAAGAGCACCGTCCACAAGAGTAAGCTGATCTTCCCCTCCCGCTCTAAACCTAATGTTATTGTCAGTAGTAAAATCAATATCGTTATCAGCGTCTCTACCAATAACTAAACTAGCATTTAGTACAGAGGTGATTGTCGTCTGAGCGGCCGTAATAGCTACGTCATTAGCGTTAGCCGTTATACCGTCGCCGCCAATAACATTCAATGTAGCATCTCCGCTTGTGGCTCCGCCAGTCATGCCTGATCCAGCCACAACGGATGTTATATCACCCGAACCTCCTCCGCTAGCGGCTGCCCATTTAAGCCCTGAAGCCTCACTGCTGTCTGCGGTTAATACCTGATCATCATCACCAACAGCTAAAGCAACTGGGTCTGTAGTCCCATCGCCAACAAGTATAGATCCTTTAGCCGTTACATCAAGGGCTGTAACAGCGCCTGTACCGCTTCCAAGAAGTACATACCCGTCAGTAAGAGAAGTGGCCCCTGTTCCTCCCTTCGCAACCGTAACAGTATCTGAAAGGGTAGAGCCCGCTGCTGTAACCGTAATACCCGCGCTCCCATCAAAGTTTACCCCATTAATAGCACGAGGCGTAGTCAACGTGGCGGCACTACCAGTAGTGTCCTGGTTAAGTGTACCTACGGTAAACGTAAGGTCGTAAGGATCTCCGTCCGTACCGTGAGATGTATCGGTCCAGTTAATACCCAGCCCGCCAGCACCAATAAACTTAACTTCCTTGCCGTTCGATATGGTTACCTCGTCTCCGCTATCGTCTTCAAGCTGAAATGTTGTAACTCCGTCAGACCCGTCAGACCCGTCAGATCCGTCAGCACCTGCTGCCCCTGTAGCTCCTGTAGCTCCTGTAGCTCCTGCTGCCCCCGTAGCTCCTGTATCCCCTTTTGCCCCCGTAGACCCCGTAGGTCCAGTTGGGCCAGTAGCGCCAGTAGCGCCAGTAGCCCCTGTAGCTCCCGTCTCACCTTTGTTTACCTGGGTGACACTTAGAGAGGTAGAGGCCGCTTCTGTTATAGATACCGAGTTCGTCGTTGTAGAACCCAAAGTAACAGAAGTACCACCATTCACAGTAGCCGTGACAGTATTACCACCACTAGAAGTTACTGTTATAGCCATATTAGTCTGAGATATCTTCGTTTACCTTAAAGCTACCTCTTAGGATAGTAGTAACCGTCTCGCTTACTTTTTGCTGAATATCATAAACATACCTCCCTGGAGGAAGCTGCTTCATAACTTCCGCTGTGGCCGTTACCGTTACCAACCCAGCATCTGTCCCAGCGCTAAAAACAAATCCATTTGATAAAGCATCAAGAGGGTTTCCGTCAGCATCCTTTAGATCGGTTGTAGAAGAAGACTTAGAGCTCGAAGCCACCACCGACCTGGAAACAGATCCATCAGTCTGGGTTGTTTTGGCTCCTTTAACATCCATCAGGAATTCGTAGTTTGAGGTGGCTAGGGTTAGCGCATCACCTGCGGAATCTTTTAGCGTCAGAGAAAGCGAAAAGGAATCGCCTCGTCTGCACGTAATGTCTAGCTTCTCGGCTACATCTAAATTTACTTTACTTGCCATATTAGCCTAATAATGAGTTTACAATATCGTCTACGTTTTCAGAAGCTTCTGGTAGCTCCCCGCGCTTGCCCTGACGTTGAGACAACAGCTTGCTTTGTTCTGAAGACTGCTTCTTTACCCTCTCGTCTTTTCTATCCTCTTTAAGAACCTCAAGCTTTTCTTTGAAATTTTTATCATCCTCTTTAAACCCTAGCGTAGCCTGAGCCTTAATTATCTCAATTTCTTTTCTAAACTGGTGCTTAACCTGTTCTAGCTGAGCCTCTAACTGAGACTGCAATTGCATCTTCTGCGAATCCAATTGCGCCTCCATCTGCAACTCTTGCATCTTAGCTTGCGAGGTAGCCTGCGCCGAAGCTTGTTGTATCTCGGCTTGTTGCTGAGAGTTCTGCATAGCCATCTGTTGCTGCTGAGCAATCCGCTTCTTTCTGCGGACCACAAGCAAACGTTCCGCCTGGTTTACGTCTTTCATATTGCGTATAGCAATAGCATCTTCTATATCCAACTCTTTCTGTTGAAGAGACATCTGTATGTTCTGTTCCAGGTAGGCCCTATCTTGATCCTCCATCTCCTTAACCACCTGTACACCAAAGTTATACATAGGTAGATCGTTAAACGAAGAGAGGACAGACATGTTTTCTTTTCCTACCGCGTTCTCGTACACTTTAAAGATAACAGACTCAGGCGGTAGGATCTGCAAGCACTTCACTATATCCTCGCAGACCTTTTTAAACAAGATCATAGAAGCGTTTGTGATGTCGTATATAGCGTTATTCCCTGCCGCAATAGCATTCTGCTGCACACCGACAAGCGTGTCCCCTTTAGGTGTAGAGGCATCCATCATCTCGTTAACCCCCGTAGCATCCCTAATCATTTTTAGGTAATGGTTGTACAACCCGACAAGCTCGTTGATATTTCGAATAGAATTTCCTATCTCCCTAACAGGCGGGTTTTGGAAGCCCCCCTCTGGGTTCTTGCTCCTGTAGTAGAAGACACCTGTCTGCTCGTATATATCGTGAAGCTCTAATGGCTGCAAGTCGCCGCCTTTTCCAAGCTGTACGTTCTCCAGCCCCTCGATATCAATAATAAGTCCATCGGGTTTGGCTTTGGCAATAGCCTGCTGAATCTTTAAGTGCGTAAGCTGCAACATATCAGCAAACCCCGTACAGGAGTCCACCATAGACTTAGGCATCATATTGCGGAGGTTCGTCGCAATAGGAGAATAAGAGAGAGTGACCTTTGATATATCGTGGATATTCTTCGGTACGTTCTTCGTCCTTCCGTAATTAAACAATATATCAGCGCCACCCATAACGTAGCTACCGCCATAGACAGTAGATATCTCCATTTTGCTTGGTGTGCGCTGGAAGACACTACCCTGCTTCTCTTCGTAAGAAAACCCTTTTAAGAAGAAATTTACATTCCCAAAACGATTTTCTTTTTCTTCGAAATGGATACAATCGACAGAAAGAAACTCAAAGTCTAAAATATCGACCATATACTGATCGTAGCCGTTCTCGTTGCGCTGAAGGTTTTTGTTGTAGCTGGTCTTGTTAAAGGCAGAAGCGTCATTACCTGACTTATTCTTTACCCCCGACGCTATCTTTTTAAAATCCTCTTCATCTAGCTCATGACCAGCAATTCTCTTTAGCTCAGCTATAGACATTCTCTTTACATGCCCTGCATAGATAAGATCCTCAAAGCTAGGGTCCTCTGTGTAGCTATGAACGAAGCAAGCAGGATCGACATATTCCGTCTTTATGCCTTCGTTGGGGTCGTTACTCCTCTTAACAACAGACATCCCTAAAGCAACCAGATCGTTTACACACCTTCTAAAAACCCCGTCATTGAAGTTATTCCAAGAGAGCGTCATATTTGTCCCTATCTGCGCGGCTATCTCTGCATCGGTCTTAACATTAGTGCCAAGAAGAATCTCCGCCTCCTCTAAGGTATCTGGAAGTGTGTCAGGGTCATCCCCGACAACCATACCTGTTTGTTGTTTAAGCTGTTGTAATTGCTTTTTTGCTTCCACTTGAATCTCAACCCTGCGCTTTTTATTGTTCTTCTCTGAAGAAGACAACGGATCAATAGCCTCTAGGTTAGGGTATGGATTTCTAGAAAGGATTTTATTTACGACAACACGAACAAACTTAGGTAAGATGGGAACAGGAGTGTAATCCATGTTCAATAAACTACCATCGCCCGAATTGGGCTCTAAAGAACTAAGAAGCTTCTTGTATATGTTTGTATCCTGGGTGCCGTTAGCATAATCCCTGCTTCTCTCAAATACGTTATTTCTTTTACCGTAAAGAGAGCTCGACTCGTTCATCTTACCCCACTGAGATTCAACAGCTTTAGCATACTCCAACCCATAGGCTTTGCTCTCCTTAACTTCTGTTTCCGCTAATGGGTCTGGAAAAGTGCCTTTTTTGTTGTTGTTGTAGTCAGTCATGATGATAGTGAAGAGCTAGGCATATTCTGCAAATATAGCAAATCATCCGTAGACCTTGTATCGTCTAAAAAACTTGGTTTCTGTAAAATCGGCAACAGGTTTTTCTTTGGCCTTTTGAGCGCCTAACAAAGCCAACCCAGAGCTTATAGTCAAGTCAAACTTGGTTCTTTTGTCTATCTTAAAACCTATCCAGTCTTCTAGGGTTTTATTGAAATACATACTTCCTGTCTCTCCAGAATCGTAATTAACGCCAACATGATGGTGTATATATGTCTCTATAGCCTGCGCGTGAGACTGTATAACATCCTGAGAGTTAGAAGGTATACCCTTGGTTCTTACATTCATATTGGAACTAACAGCCGCTAAGTGCTTAGGGCGATCCATTAAGTAACCGTCGTAACCCCTTGACTCAAAGTACCTTACAATACCGTACTTGTTGTTCTCCACTAACAAGGGATACCCATAGAAAAAGGCACACATAAGGACGTCTTCGTAGAATATCTTAGCTAGGTCGGGACGAGAAGCATACTCTACAACAAACATATTAGATGGTCTGTTTATAGAAAATTTATTGTACATATGTAACGCTCCTTTCGATCCCCTGCCGTCTACCGTAGCGTCTAAATCATAAGAGTCAACACCCCCACACCCGTGATCTTTAAAAGGAGGAATCCTCTTGCCTCTTTCTGTAGCAGCGACATTACGGTCTTCGGGGTCAGGCATCCACGCAACCCTAAACCTACCGTTGGGGGTAGGGGAGAAGGCCACTTCTTTGTCTTTTTCTATCCATATAAAGTTGCCTATAACAACGGGATTTGGGTAGAGCTCGTCGTTATGTTCTATCTGCTGGTATATCTTACCTATATTAAAGAGGCTTCCCTCTATGCTGTCCCTAAAGGCTTCGTCCTCGGTGAAAGGAAACTGCCTTACCACTTCGTTCAGCTCAGAAGGATCGTCTTTAAGCGACTGCCTTTCGTTTTTTAAATACCTACGAGCCCCAATTTCTATCGTTTCCCCATCAATACCCTCTACAGGTTCTTCGGGTGTCTCTTTTACAGGCCTCCCGTGTTTATCGAAAAAACCTTCCAATGACTCATCGGCTGGCATAAAGAGCCTATATAGGCCCGTTCGGGTTCGTCCGTTCTCGTTCCTGTTAGACGGATCGGAGTCATTCCATAGATCTTTATACTCCTCGCCCCCTTTGCTCATAGGATTAACCGTACTCCCTACCATAGCCTTGCCTACCACTTTCCTTCCTACGATAAGACATGTCCTTTCCACCCTCCACGCTTCGCGTATATCGGACGGCTTCTCCCACTTACCTGCCTCATCGAGGTACATCATATGAAGCTTCTCTCCGTCATATGCGTTATTGGTTGTGTTTTTCCAATTAACCAAAGTATTTAAGGCATCACCCCGATAAGATGTTTTGTTGTTTTTTGTTATCCTCTTTGAGGGCTCTCTAAAAGCCAGCTCCATACGCGGGTTAGTAGTACCATCTTGAATAGGCTTGAAGAAGAAAGGGTAGCCACGGAACATAGCTACTACTTTTTTCATGAAAATATTCTCCTGGGCATCTTTACCAGTTTTCGACTGAATACCAAGAAGCTTGTCTTTAACTTGAGTAGCCTCGTCAACAAGTACAGCGGAACAGATATTAGTATACCCAGAGCGGCGACACTTAGTATAAAGCTGGCCGAGACAACGAGGATCAGCTTCACACGCAGCCATGTGGATAAAGACTTCTTTTTGGAAACTAAGGAATTGTGGGTGTCCGATATCAATTTGAGTCCATTGTAAAAACATATAGTGCCGCCCTGTAATATACGTAGGGATCCCATCATTGTAAAACCAAAGGCCGTCGCGCCGCCGCTGAAACTCTTGTTCGATGTAAACAGAAAACCTTTTTCGAAACTCGGAAGGTTTCTCGAACCACTCATCCATACTTCTAATCCTTTGCAGCTCCACAGGCATAGGCTGCCTCTCCCACAGCTGCATCGCTCTTGGCTTATCATGGAAGAGGATTTTCGATTTGGGTGGTTTTTTTGGCAGTACAACAAGAATGCCATTGATTTCGAGTGCCTCTCCAGCCGTACCGTTAGGGTCGATCTTAATCCCTTGATCTTCATATCCTTCTATGTCAATAAGTACAGACATCAATAACTACTGCCGTTTCTACCCATCCGCCCTAAATTTGCCACGCCCTTTCTAGGATTCGTTAGCTTCATCTGAGATCCGCATTCACATTCTCCCTCAACGTAATATGTGTCGCCATCGCGGACACGCATGGTTAAAGATTTTTCGAAACGCTCCTTCCCGCAATCGGGGCAATGTAAGTCTGGCATGTTGTTTAGTTTAATTGTACACCCGCAGGGATTCGAACCCCGAACCTTCGCATTAGAAGTGCGATGCTCTATCCTGTTGAGCTACGAGTGCTTGTTTATGGTTCTTCTTTGGTGGGTTATCCTACGGTGGCAATTTGAACACCTTACCTCGCACTTTCTTATTTCTTTCTTTATAGCCTCTATAGAGTAGCCCTGTCTAGACATATCAGATACGTTCCCTGCCTTTTCGCCCTCTACATGATCAAAATCAAGGACCACTACATCTGACTCGCCGCAGTCCACGCAATTAAACCTCCTCTTAACCCTAGATACAAAGTTAGAGTTTCTTTCCCTTTGAAGTCTATTCCTTTTTTTGCTTCTTTCTTTTACCTTTTCTTTGTTTTCAGAATAGTGTTTAGCGCTGGCTCTAGCTTGGTCTTCTTTGTTCTTGTAGCTCATGCGAATTCCAACTTAATACTTGTTATATCGTATGTTAAAGTTTTTGTTTAAGTAATCGCTGCTAACTGTCTGGTTATCAATATAATCGCCCCAGTAGATTAAACCAGTGTGGTTACTTTGAAAACCTCTCAGCGAATCCTCCTGAGTAGTCTTTTTCTTCTTCGATTTGCCCATGTTGTTTTAGTTCTTTTACCATCTGTTCTAACTTCTGGCGCTCTACCAGTAGCTCCTTGCAGTCCACAGCCGTCTGTTTAATAGACTGAAGCTCAGCCTTTCTAGCAGACCCACCCGCGTCTGGGTCGACAGGCTTTTTAATCTCTTCGATCATATTGTCTATAGCCACCTCCATACTCTTCATGAGGCGCTGAGAAGCACTAATTGTAGTGAATTTAGTTTTCGACATAGAGTAGGTCTTCTGCGCGAGTTCTGTAATACTCTTTCTCGTCAATAGTAATCCTGTAGTCGCGGTTCTCTTTAAACCCTACTACATCGCCTACCTCAACGCCTAACGCTTGAATCCAAGGTGCCATAAACGCGACGCGACCCTTTGTTGGTAGCTTCTCATCGAGTTTGACCACTTCGATAGTCTCCGATTCGGGAACTTCCTCTTCTTCGACAGGCTCAAGAAGGCTCCAGCCCGCAAGAGGAGCGACAAGACCAGTATGCTGATCTTTATAAGCAATAGCTTGATTGTTAATAGTATTGTCTGGATCAAATCGTACAATATAGTGATTGTCTTCACCAGTAAGTACTTGACCTTCGTTAAGCACCACGAGATGGTGGAAGTAAAGAGTATCTCCAGGCTGGACGCCAGTTTCATACTTAAATGGAGCAGCCACGACAGGCCCCTCTGTAACCCTGTTTTTAAATTCATCATATTTATTATCTATATAAAGCTCTAACCCCCCAGCGGTGGTTACGGTGTCTTTGAGCTGTTTCTCTAGCTCCACGACAAACAAGTTAAATGTCCTCATAAATTAAAAGTTCAAATCAAATTCCAGCATACACGGCATATCGTCTATGGCCTTCCAAAGTACGTTGCCTTCTTCGTTTTCTATGTATACAAGGTATCTTTTTTTAGCGAACTTATGAAGATATCTCTCATCCTCTACTATAGCTGACACGTTCCCATCGCCAGCCCGCATACCTATATAATAGGCCATGCCGTTTTTGGGCTCCTTGCCCACAATAATTTTTCTAATAAGACCTTCCATTATATTTAGTTTAGCGATATGCCTAAACCGTTTAACAAGTCGTCTAGCGGCTCCTCGTCAGTGTACATATCGTCCATTAAAGATTTAATTGTCTCTAGCTCCTCCCTGCTCTCAAGGCTGAAGCTATACATCGTTTTTAATTCAGCGGTCTCGGCTTCATCCTCTAGGGCGTCGGAGTCAAGAACCCCAACAACAATAGAAGCTAAGATCCTTTCCCTCATATCAAACTCTTCTATGGTTTCCTCCATTTTCTTTACCAAGGAGTACATCTCGGCCAAGAAGTGTGTGTCTTTAGCTGTCATGATATAAATTTGTTATGCAATCAAAGATAAGGATTAAATTATGCCGCGATCTAGAGTGAAGAAAGCAAGGTTGTTCAGGGAGTTTTCAAGACTACCCGATAAGTACGTAAAGCAAAACCACTTAAAGAACCTGCGTAACGCAAGAAATAACTTTATATATAACAGCGAGATACCAGGGAGCTGGCTAGACTTTATGCTATGGTGTTACGATCTAGAGTTCTTTACTATAAAATTCGCCAGCGAAGAGTACGGCATGAATAAAAACAATATAGGGGAGAGGCTTATCTACCCTATGGTGAACGAAGGATACCTATATAAGCACTTTGATAAGCTCACGCCTTCTAATACGCGAGAAGACCACTTCTTTAGAGAAGAGACGAAGTTTAACTACCGAGTAAGGTATGCACTCTCGCAGCGAGGAAGGATAGCCGTGCAGCGTTTTTACAACACGCTCTAGCGGCCCTGACCCCTATACGCTTTCTTGTAGTTTTTGCTGTTCTTGTTCTTAGACGTCTTCGTCTTAGCGTGTATC